CTAAGTTGCTGCGACACTTTTGCGACACTTTAAGGGATTGAGCTTTAATGCTTCCTCCAGGTGGTTCGGAGCAAAATGGGCGTAACGCATCGTCATCTTGATATCAGTGTGACCGAGGATTTTTTGCAGAACCAGGATGTTTCCACCGTTCATCATAAAGTGAGATGCAAAGGTATGTCTGAGTACGTGTGTTAGCTGCCCGGCAGGTAAGTCTATCTCTGATTTCTCAAGCGCCGTTCTGAAGGCGTAATAGCATGGAGTGAAAAGAGCACCATTTTTCTTTGGAAGTTCAGCTATAAGGTCCGCATCCAGTGGGATAGTGCGATTGCGCTTACCCTTCGTTTTTATAAAGGTGATCTTACCTGCCGAGATTTGGCTACGTTTTAGTTTTTCAGCTTCACCCCACCGCGCCCCTGTCGATAGGCAAACCCTCACTATTATTTCTAAATCTTTCGCCGAGCTGCTGCGACACTCCTTTAAAAGCCTATCAATCTGCTCACCAGTCAGATAAGCCATCTCACTTTCTTCAGTCCGAAATTGACGAACGTTTTCTAACGGGTTCGGGGCTTCCCATTCACCGAGCCGCTTCAGTTCATTAAAAACAGCTAAAAAGTAAGCGTGCTCAAGGTTCATTGTGCGAGGCGAAACCTTTGTTACACGTTTAGTCCTGGCAAAATGTCCGTCAAGCCTTTTAGCCCTGTAGGCTGTGAAAAGTTGGGCTGTAAACTCGGTAGCTAAGGGGGCACCCATACAATCGCTGGCCCAAAGCATAGTGCTCTTACGCTTCTCACCATCACGCAAGGTTATCCCGTGGCGCTCAAACCACAGGTTAATCAAATCCGAGAGAAGGCGCTTATCTTTACTTTGCCCCAGCCACGGCGCGTCCTCTATCTTTTGAAGGGTGTAGTTTTCAAACGCCAGTGCCTCACCTTTAGTGGCGAACTTTTTGCGCACTCGCTTACCTTGCTTGCCATCACTGCGGCTAACTGGATAGAAGTCCGCAACCCACTGGCCATCGCTAAGCTTTCTTACGGTCATTTTAATGAATTGTCAGGACGACTCGCCCGATTACCTTTATTTCGTCAATGCCACAATCGAAAGCCATACCCAACCCACTAACCCTAACTTTCTGGACTGGAATGCGAGTAATTGTGCGGATACTCGTCTTGCCCTCGATCTCAACTAACCATAAGCCGTCATAAACCTCAGAGTATGAGGTGTTAACGATAAACTGATTGCTGCCCTCAACTACGCATACAGGTGATTCGGGTAAAGGAGCATCTGGAGGGAAAGAAGTTTTATCAAGCATGAAGAAGCCAATCTCATTAATCAGGCCGTCAACAAGTTTATGGCGTGGCATTTTTAAAATTTCAAACGCTTCCCTTTCAAACATTTTCCCTTGACCTGTAGCTAGCCATGCGAGTGTTGCCCCGGTTTCAGCCATGCACCTAACAACAATGTCAGAAGGGAAAAAATCACGTTTGTAGCGATTTGCAAGGCTGCTGCTAGCTATGTCCAGGTGCTCGGCTAGGGCTAGTTTTGTTTTAAAACCATACGCCTCAATGATGCGGTCTAACACTGCCGCCCCGCCTTTAGAGAAATCGATTTGTAGGTTCACGAAATTTTTACCTTGCATGTTTTCTTTAAGTGAGTTTAAACTTCAGCCTGTAGCTTGAAGTGAGTATTGGTGGATATTGGGGGATATTGGCGTATCCCATAACCTAAGGAGTTTGCATCATGCGTCCTAACATTACAATTGTCATCCCTGAACCCTACATTCCCCTTGAGGAGTACTGCCGTCGTACTGGCATGTCCAAAAGAACTGCTGAAAACCTGATTTCTTATGGAAAATTACCCATCAAGCCAAAGGGTTCCCAAAAAAAAGGTTTAGTCGAAATCAACATGGCAGCCTTAACCGTTATGGCTTTGAGTGAGTGCAGTGTTTCGCTTAGCGCTTAATAAATCTTAGGTATTAGACCAGGGCTAATCATGTTTGATTTTAAAGTTTCCAACCATAACCATTTTGACGAAGCCTGCCGCAAGTTTGCTGCAGCTCACAATCTGGTTGAGCTGGCGCAGCGGGCAGGGATGAAGGTCCAGACTCTGCGTAATAAGCTGAACCCCGACCAAGTGCATAAAATCACCGCTGAGGAAGTGCTGCTGTTAACCGATCTGACCGAAGATGCAACGCTGGTCGATGGCATGCTGGCGCAACTGCATTGCCTGCCGTGTGTACCGGTAAACGAATTGGCAGAAGAAAATTATTCAGCTTACGTTATGAAGGCAACTGCCGAGGTAGGTGTGCTTGCTGCTAGGGCTTTTAGCGGCAGCAAGATTTCTGCTAACTGCCGGCGCGGAATTGTGGAGGCGGCAAATACAGGTATTCGCTGCATGATGCTGGCTGCAATTGCCGTACAGACCCGCATTCACTCAAATCCGACTTTAGCCTCGACCGTGGATGCAATCAGCGGTATCGGCGCAACAGTCGGCCTCAGTTGAGGGGTGGCGCAATGATCTCGTTAGCGTCACGCCTGAAGAAGCAAAGCCCGTCAATGTCATATGGCAATGGCTGGATTATGGGGAAAAATGGCAAGCCATGGCATCCGGTGCTGTGCAGCCAGGGCAAAGAGGTAAAAAAGAAGGGGAAAACATGGCTATCGAAGGTAGCGCAATGCTGGGCGAACTGAACGCAGGGCAGCGTGTAACAGCGCTGAATCACCTTGCCTCAATTCGCTCTCAGTTTGGCGGCAATTGTGAAAAAGAGCTATCCCGTTTCTTTGATGATATGCGCGATGTAAGAGACGGCAATTATCAGGAAAACAAGCGGGCATTAAGCGCAATTCTTTTTCTGGCGAATATCGGTAAAGACAGACACGATATTTCTTTTAGTGAACTGACTACTGACGAAAGAAGCGCGTTAATCCGGGCAATGAATCATTTAAAAGCAGTCGTGAGTTTATTCCCCAAGAAAATGACTCTGCCGAATTAATTAATTAAAGAAAATGAAAGGCGTAAACCCGCCGGGCATTCCTTTGCCCTAAATCTGGAGAAAGCTATATGAGAAATACTGAAACCCGTACGTTTGATGCTGACGTTGAGCAGCTTTCGTCAATCATAAATTCTGCGCGGGCTGAAGAACGTGCCGAGCGCGGCCTGCAGGCTGCCCGCCGTCTGGCAGGCATTGCAATGCACATTCAGCAGAAAGGGCTGAGCGGTGCTGAGGCCGCTGAATTACTGCGGCAGGAAGCTGAGCGTTATGTAAGTGAAGCGAATGAGGCGGTGCACTGATGGCTGACTCAATGGACATGGCGCAGGCGCGCGCCGACGAGCTGCTGGCGCGCAACATAGCCAGCGTCGTTAACCGCCCGGTCAGTGTGGCAGCTTCATTCTGTGAAGACTGCGAAACACCAATTCCAGCAGCGCGCCGGCGTGCAATTCATGGTGTAACCCGCTGCGTTGAGTGTCAGGAAATAAAGGAGAGTTCCAGTGCTTTCAATAAATGAGACGCATGAAATATCCATCGCGCAAAACGGGGATTATGTTTTAAGCCGAATGGTCTGGAGAATGGTTAATGGGGAACGTGCGCGCGTTTCCGAGGTGGCCGCTATTTATAAATCTGAGGTGCTGTTAACACGTGATCTTATAAGCGATTGCATCGGCATTGCTGAGTATAAAAAAGAAATTAGTGAGCCGGGCCAAATGACGGGCATATATAGCCGCTTGATAATTGGCTGTCAGGAGATTTTTTCGGTTCTCTCCCCACTGCGTGAGCAAAGAATAGCTGAATATCAAAATCGTATGCGTCAGGAAGAAAGGCGCGCAAAGGCATTCAAGGGCGGTGCGGTATGAGCACAGTTCTGAAGTGGGCGGGAAACAAAACCGGCATTATGCCTGAGCTGCTTGCGCATCTTCCAAAAGGTGATCGACTGGTTGAGCCGTTTGCCGGTTCCTGCGCGGTGATGATGAACACTGATTATCAGGCTTATTTGATTGCGGATATCAATCCCGATCTGATTAACCTGTATCGTCAGGTAAAAGAGCACGCTCGCCCGTTTATTATCACGGCGGCCAGCCTGTTTAATCAGAACACGACCGGCGAAAGCTATTATGAAGTGCGGGAAGATTTCAATCACAGCCCGGCGCTGCCGCTGCTTGAGCGTGCGGCTTACTTCCTGTATCTGAACCGCCACGGCTACCGCGGCCTGTGCCGTTATAACCAGCGTGGCGGATTCAACGTCCCATTTGGTAATTACTCAAAGCCTTATTTCCCATTGGCTGAGATTGAGGCTTTTGCCGAGAAAGCGCAGCGTGCTACGTTTATCTGCGCTGATTTCCGTGAAACGCTGCGCCTGACTAAAACTGGTGATGTGGTGTACTGCGATCCGCCTTATGACGGAACCTTCGCAAGCTATTACGCTCCGGGATTTGACAAGTCCGCACAGCAGGAGCTTGCCAGCATGCTGCGCGACGTTTCGGAATATTGCCCGGTCGTAGCTTCAAACAGTGATACCGATAATACGCGCAGCAATTTTGCTGGCTTTGATCTGACCAGCCTTAATGTAGCCCGCTCAATTGGCGTGGCTGCCGGCAAGGGCAAAAACGCAGCTGAAATTATTGCCGTGCGCTGTCCCGCTGCAGTGAATAATGTCGCTGAGGCGATGGCATGATTGAGGAGTTCGCTTACCCGTGGAATGCTCCACGGGAGGCCATCGCCAGCCCTTATCCTACCTATGAGGAAATGCACAGCCGCAGTCATATGATTGCGGCTTTAGTGCGTGCGCAGGAGCTACTTGAAAAGCAGCCGGCGCTGGTACAGCTGGACGTTAAGCGTCGTGTCAGCGATCTGGAAAAAACACAGGGAACAGCCCGCGCCAATGCGTACTTTGCAAAAACGTTTGTAGAGCGCACATTGCCACGTGTTGAAACCGTCTGCACACAGTATCGCCTCAGCCAAATGAAAGCCGGCACCTTTAACCTTCTGGCTGAAAACGCCACTGAAAAAGCCGGCGCGGCCAGCGCGGGCGGTCAGCTGTGGGAGTTGATGCGCCGCTTTAACCGGCTGCCTGATATGGCCCGCGCTGATGTTGATCTGCTGGCCGGGGATGTCGCTAACTTTATCCTCGCCGAGCTGGTACAGGTACACGCGCAGGCCGGCAGCGAGTCAGATTACAAATACACCCACCGCGTTTACATGACCGCCGCGACGATTACCCGCGAAATGGGCCAGACTCCGCCGCTGTGGGATAAGGTTACTTCCCGCCTGTTTGATCCGGAAGAAGTCACCCCGGCAATCATGCGCATGCAGACTGACAAATGGTGGAAAGGGCGCCTGCGTCGCGTAGCCGCCTCATGGCGTGAGCATCTTCATATCGCCCTGGCTAACGTCAGCAAAAAGCATACCCCGTACGCCAGCAGCATGACCGTTTCAGAGTGGCGCGAGCAGAAGCGACGCACGCGCGAATTTCTGAAAGGCATGGAGCTGGAAGATGAAGAAGGCAACCGCATCAGCCTGATTGAGAAGTACGACGGCAGCGTGGCAAACCCTGCGATCCGCCGTTGTGAACTCATGACGCGCATCCGTGGCTTTGAAAATATCTGCAATGAGATGGGCTTTGTCGGCGACTTCTATACGTTGACAGCCCCGTCGCGCTATCACGCCACAATCAAGACCGGCCATCGCAACCGCAAGTGGAACGGCGCCAGCCCTGCAGATACGCAGCGGTATCTCTGTAGCGTCTGGCAGAAAATCCGGGCCAAACTGCACCGCGAAGATATCCGCATTTTTGGCATCCGTGTTGCCGAGCCGCATCACGACGCGACCCCGCACTGGCATATGCTGATGTTTATGCGCCCTGAGCAGCTGGAGCGCGTGCGCCAGATTATGCGCGACTATGCATATCAGGAGGACAGCGGCGAGCTGAAGACTGACAAAGCCCGCAAGGCCCGCTTTCATGCTGAGGCTATCGACTCTGACAAGGGCAGCGCGACAGGCTATGTCGCTAAATACATTTCAAAGAATATCGACGGCTATGCGCTCGACGGCGAGATCGACGATGAAAGCGGTAAAGACCTGAAAGAAACCGCCTCGGCTGTATCAGCCTGGGCGGCCCGCTGGCATATCCGGCAGTTTCAGTTTGTGGGCGGCGCGCCGGTCACGGTTTACCGCGAGCTGCGCCGCATGGCAGACAGCGAAACCGCACACGGCCTGAGCGTTGAATTTGCGGCCGCGCATGACGCAGCCGACGCAGGAGACTGGGCTGGTTATGTAAATGCGCAGGGCGGTCCGTTCGTGCGCCGTGACGAGCTGGCCGTGCGCACCTGGTATCAGGCAAGCGAAGATGTAAACGAATACGGCGAGGAAACGGTGCGCATCAAAGGCGTATTTGCGGCTGAGGTTGGCGAGGACACGCCGATTTTAACCCGTCTGGCACAGTGGAAGATTGTTCCGAAGCGTGCCGTTGAATTTGGTTTTGACCTTCAGGACGCGCCCGCGTCCTCTCGGAGTTCTGTCAATAACTGTACGGGCGGTTTGAGATCTGAGGATTCAACACCGCCCGGAGGTTATGAGAAATTGAGCCTTGAGGGCATGAGCCGGAAAGAACGGCGGCAGCTTCTCAACCGGATAAGAGCGGATCAGCCTGAAAAGCGGCACCTGAAGCTGAGGCGGTCAGATAAAATTGAGGCCGCGTGCGATAACGTAATCAGCCAGGTAAGGGATTTGAGCGGCGAAACCATCAGCCGGGGTGAGGCTGTGCGTCTGCTGAGCGGTGCGCAGACGAAGATTGGCGGCCGGATGTTCCGTAGTGCATATAACGGCGAGCTATTCCGGCCTAAAGCAGTGCCTGAACCGAGTCGTATATTAGAGCGGTTTAATTTATTAGCTGAACAGGCGAGGATAAAAAATGCGCTTTGAGCCTGAAAGGGCTGGTTTGTGCAGCGGGATGGGCGGGCGCTAAAGGTGCAGTCAGCGTTTTAGTGATAACTCAGCATCCATAGTAAAAGGCTATGCATATCATGCGGATAAAAAGAGAGCTTGTTGGGAATATTTTCCTTTTGCTGGATCTGAATGCTGTGCTACTGTATTTATATACAGTTATTTTTTGGGGGGAGGGCGCATGGATTTGGAATTTCAAGAGCGGGTAATGCTTGAGCGGGTTGAGTTGATTGCTCGGCTTACTACAGAGGGATTTTGTAAAGAACGTGACAGGGAAATAGCGCTGAGTCTTATAGCTGATATCGCTGCAAACACCGTGATGACTAACAAACAATTTTCGGTAGTGTTTTCGGCTACACCCCTTGAAAAATAATCTGTTAGTGCATTTTACTTTTTAGTGTGAAGCATTGCGAGGCGGCAGGTTATGGGCGGACGTGATTACGATTTTCAGATCGTGTTTAAGGGTAAAGCCTTGCCTTATTTTCGCTCTGGTCAGGTGGTGATTTTTCAGCTTTCAAATAAGACCGGTAACCGCTTCTGGCTGGGTCGCACCTTTTCACATTTCTTTGAGTTTGAGTGCCTGGCACCTTTGAGCTATCGGGATGCTTTTTGTCTGGCTAAGGCACTTACCGAACCTGATTCAGTTATGCAGGCACCTGAGTCGGACGACCAGTTAAACCTCTTTTGACCGGTTTTATTGTCATGCATGCATAAGGCGCATGGATTTGCATGCACAAACCACAGCTAAAAACATACGACGGGGCCAGTGCTGGCCTCGTTTTTTTTGGTTCATGCATCTGCATTAAAAGCGCTGCATAAAGCGGGCAGGCGTGGCGGGGATAGCATTGCGCGCGAGGGGCGCTGGCGGACGTGCGCACGCCGCGCCAGCGCAGCGCAGGCGGGCTGAAAAAAGAAAGTCGGAACGGAATGCACGAAAATAAAAAACCCCGCAAAATGCGTCTGAGAGCGCATGCGGGGCTGTCTTTGCTGCTGAGGTTTCTGGCTAAGCGATGGGATCTGTCATTTCAGCTTTTCAGGCTGTTTTTTGCTCCAGTTCGTACGGCCTGAAGGTGATCACTTCCTCGCCAAGCCAGCTGTTAATTTCTTTAAATCGTTCCTGCAGCGGCGAGAGTTCGTTGCGCACAAAAACCTGTGCCGCCTTTACCGCATCCCCGAACCCGCCGGAGTTATCCGGGATAATGCCCATCATCTGCGGCGGCACGCGGTGCGCGCTGAGCAGGTCGTCGCGGCTGGCCTTCTTGATGTTAAAGAAATCGTCTTTCGTTGCCACCTCGCTGAGCGGCAGAATCTTGATGCCGTCCGGCTTGCCGTTGGGCGCGTACATAAACAGGTTGCGGAAATTGCCGATCCCTTTCGTGTCGCGCATCGCCTGGCGCATCCGGTCGATATCGCTGCTGCTCTGCGCGGCGTCGGTCATGTAAAGGATGTAACCCGCGTGGGCGCCGTTCTGATAATACTTGCGACGGAACAGGGTGGCCGCTTCGTTCAGCCAAGCCGAGTTAAGCGCGCTCAGATACTCCGGCAGGCCGTACAGCTCCTGGTTAATATCCGGCTCCAGCAGGTGAAACACGCTGCCGGCCGCAAATTCGTGCGGCTCCTTCCAGTCGTTCACAAACCAGTAGGCGCCGTCGGCAATGCCTCTGCGGGTAAATTTAGCCGGCGACGTCTCAAGGCGCAGCGGTTTACCGAGTCCGTTGCGGCGCAGCTCGGCAAAGGCGTTGCCGAACACCAGATAGTCGAGCGCAAATTTGCTGAACTCCTGCTGACTCAGCATCGGGTGCGGAATGAAGGTGGACGCCAGAATATTGCGCTTCACGTAAATCGGCGAGCTGTGGTGCACGGCCGCGCGCAGGCTTTTTGCCAGGCCGTGAAAGCTCACGGGCGGCTCATACCAGCGGCCGTTACCGATGCACTCGGCGTAATCCAGAATATCGCGCTTATCCATAACCGGCGTCGGATCGCCAAAGGTAAACGCCTCCGCGTGCTGCGGTGCGGCTGCCTGTACCGGCTGCGCGGTGGCGGTCTGAGCCTTGCGGCCTCTGCGTTTGCTCATTAGTAAAACTCCAGAATAGAAGGGCTGGCGCCGCCGCTGGCTGCGGTAAGCGGTTCGTTTAACAGTGCGTGCATGATGGCCCAGGCGACGTCGGCGTGGCTGGCTTCCTCGCTGCGGCTCGCCTCGTAGGTGGAGCGATTGCCGCTGGCCGTCATGGTTTTGCGGATAGCCATAAACGACTGCGTGATATCAGTGGCGCCGGTGTCGTACTCCAGCCGGCCGCTGGTGATGGTGTCTTTTGCCTTGAGCACCATCGCCGTTTTGACCTCGGGTGAATATTTGATCTCGCGCGCCGCCGGAAAAAACTGGCGTACCAGCTGGAAAACGCCCTGGCCGATGCCGGTGGCGTCAACGCCGATATACTCAACCGTGTACTTTTTCGTTAAGTCCTCGATGGATTTCGCCTGCGCGGCAAAGTCCATGCCGCGCCACTGGTGACGCTCCAGCACGCGGAACTTGCCGCCCGCGACAACCGGCGGCGCAATCACGGCGCACCCGGCGCTGTCGCCGGTGTGTGAGGGGTCGTAGCCAATCCAGACCGGCCGGTACGCAAACGGGCGCGGCAGGTACGGGTTAAAATCTTCCCACTCCTCCAGGCTGTCGATCATGCAGGTCTGCAGCTCGGCAAACGGGAACACGCTCGCCTCGTCGTCCACAAACTCGCACATCAGCAGGTTCTGGTATTCCGCCGGGCTGTACTCAAGCTGCAGCTGATCGATATCAAACAGGTTGCAGCCGCCGCTCAGCGCATCTTCAACCGTGACAATCTGGCGCCACTGCCCGTCACCGCACAGCGCGCCTTTTGCCAGGTGAGCGTGCGACAGGTCCAGCTCGATGCGGTCGTCCCGGTTGCGTCGTCCCTTATTGAACAGCTCGCCTGACCAGAACGGGTACGCGCTGTGCGACAGGCTCGACGGCGTGGAAAAGTACGTCGCGCGCCACTTTTTGTGCAGCGACATGCCGCTGGCAACCTTGCGCAGCTCCTGAAACTTCGGAATCCAGAAATATTCGTCCAGATACAGGTTGCCGGTGTAGCTCTGCGCGGTGCGCACGTTGGTCCCGAGGAAAATCAGGCGGGCGCCGTTCGGCAGCACAATCGGATCGCCTTTCAGGTCAACGTCAGCCTGGCGGGCAAAGTCGAGAATGTAGTTTTTAAAGACGTGCGCCTGCGCCTTACTGGCCGAAAGAAAAATCTGGTTGCGCCCCGTGGTGAGCGCGTCTATCAGCGCCTCGCGCGCAAAGTAAAACGTCGCCCCTATCTGGCGCGACTTGAGGATGTTGCGGATGCGGTGAGTCAGGCCGGCGCGGTGCCAGTTGAGCTGATACTCAAAGCAGTTGCTCATAAACAGGTCTGTCAGCTTTGCGGTCTGTTCGTCGCTGAACTCGTTTTTCACGACCGGCTGACGCTCGCCCCGGTTGCGGTTGCGCACGCTGGGGTTTAAGTCCGCCTCGTTGCCGCTGCTGCGGTAGCGCTCGACGCGCGCCAGCCGCTCAATCTGTCGGCCGAGCGCGTCTATCTCTTTGTAGTCACCATTCCCCTTGACCTCTTTCATGATGAGCTGAATCAGCCGGGCTTCCATGCTGGATTCAACGCGACTGATGGGCGCAACGTCGTCCCACGCGTCGCGCTGCTTCCAGCTCTGCACGGTTGGCGTTTTCTGTCCAAGCGTCTCCGCTATCTGGCGGATGGAGTATCCCTGCCAGTAAAGCAGCGCGGCCTGACGGCGCGGATCGCTGATGATGGTTGTCGGTGTCATGTTCATGGCGTCAAGGCTACCGGGGCGAAAAATGCCGCGCCTGCTGTCCCTGTTTGCTGATGGCTCAGCGGGCTGGCATTCGTTGAGGGAAGGGTCCGCGACGGGGAAACTGACCCCGAACCGAACCGAACCAACTCACTGACCGGAGCCTGTTACATGGCAACTAAAGCAAAGCGTTTCCGCATCGCGGTTGAAGGCGCTACCACAGACGGCCGCGAGATTTCCCGCGACTGGATTTCGCAGATGGCGAAGAACTACGACCCGGCCATGTACGGCGCCCGCATCAACATGGAGCACATCCGGGGCTACGCGGCAGACAGCGCCTTTCGCCGCTTCGGGGACGTGACCGCCGTTGAGGCTGAGGAAATCGGCGACGGCCCGCTTAAAGGCAAGCTGGCGCTGTTTGGCTGGATTGACCCGACCCCGGAGCTGGTTGAGCTGACCAAAGCCCGCCAGAAAATCTACACCTCCATTGAGGTTAACCCGGCGTTTGCGGACACCGGCGAGGCGTATCTGGTTGGCCTGGCCGTCACCGACGACCCGGCGAGCCTCGGCACGGAGATCCTGAGCTTCAGCGCCTCGGCTAAATCTAACCCGCTGGCCTCGCGCAAGCAGGACAAAGGCAACCTGTTCACCGCCGCCGAAGAAACCACGATTGAATTTGAAGAGGTCGCCGATCCGGCCCCGTCCCTGATGGCCCGCATTACCGCAATGTTTTCCGCCAAAAAGAAAACCGACGGCGAGCGGTTCGCCGACGTCGGCGCAGCGGTCACGGCCGTGGCCGAGCAGGTGCAGCTGAATGCAGAAGCGCAGGCGGAAAGCCTGTCAGCGCTTGAGCTGGCTTTTAATGCCCGCCTTGAGGCCATTGAGCAGCAGGCCGGAGAGGGCCGCGCAGAGTTTGCCGCGCTGCAGGCGCACCTTGAGAAAAACGACGGCGGCTTTTCGCGCCGCCCGGCGTCAACCGGCAGCGATCCGAAGTCCGGCGCGCAGACCGACTGCTGATCTGCCCTGAACGCAGACACCTTACACAGAGATAAACAGGAAAACCCATGCGCAAGAATACCCGCTTTAAATTCAATCAGTTTATGACCCGCCTCGCCGAGCTGAACGGCGTGGAAACCGACGACATGAACAAAAAGTTCACCGTCGAGCCGTCGGTCACGCAGACCCTGATGACCCGCGTGCAGGAGTCGTCAGAGTTTCTGACCCGCATCAACATCGTGCCGGTATCGGAGATGAAGGGCGAAAAAATCGGCGTCGGCGTGTCCGGTTCGATTGCGAGCGTGACCGACACCGCCGGCGGCGACGAGCGCGAGACGGCCGACTTTGCCGCGCTGGATGAAAGTGGCTATGAGTGCGTGCAGGTCAACTATGACTTTCACATCCGCTACAACACGCTGGATCTGTGGGCGCGCTATGAAGATTTTCAGGCCCGGCTGCGCGACGCCATCGTGAAACGCCAGGCGCTTGACCGCATCATGATCGGCTTTAACGGCGTTATCCGCGCCAAAACCTCGAATCGTCAGAAATTCCCGATGCTGCAGGACGTGGCCGTGGGCTGGCTGCAGAAGTACCGCAACCATGCCCCGGAGCGCGTGATGAATAACGTCACCGACGACGCCGGCACCGTGGTGTCGGAGAAAATCCGCGTCGGTAAACACGGCGACTACGCCAGTCTCGACGCGCTGGTGATGGACGCGACCAACACCCTGATCGAGCCGTGGTATCAGGAAGACCCGGAGCTGGTCGTTATCGTGGGCCGTCAGCTGCTGGCCGACAAATATTTTCCGATCGTGAACCAGTCGCAGGCCAACACCGAGCAGCTGGCCGGCGATCTTATCATCAGCCAGAAGCGCATCGGCAACCTGCCGGCCGTGCGCGTGCCGTACTTCCCGGCCAACGCGCTGATGATTACGCGCACCGATAACCTGTCGATTTACTGGCAGGAGGGCACGCACCGCCGCCTGATTGACGAGGTGCCGAAGCGCGACCGCATCGAAAACTACGAATCGGTTAACGAGGACTACGTGATCGAGGACTACGCGGCCGGCTGCCTGGTGGAAAACATTGAGATGGGCGAGTTTCCGGAGCCGGTGAAGGAAGATGAAGGCGGCGACGCTGCAGCCACACAGCAAACGGAGGCGTAACGCATGTTAAGCCCTGCCCGACGTCACCGCATGCGCCAGCAGGCGATTGAAGCCTCGCAGAACGCAGACAACCCGATGCGCCACGCCAGCGGCTATGAGCAGATGCTTGTCAAACTCAACGAGGACAAGCGCCGCCTGAAGAAAGTGCACTCGCAGGAGCGCAAGGCGGAGATGAAACGTCAGCTGCTGCCGGAGTACCTGCCGTGGGTGTCCGGCGTGCTGGAGAAAGGCAAGGGCGCGCAGGACGCCGTGCTGATGACCGTCATGATCTGGCGGCTTGACGCGGGCGACGTGACCGGCGCGCTGGAAATTGCCCGGTACGCGCTGGCGCACGGTCTGGTTTCGCCTGACGGCTTTAAGCGCTCCAGCCTGCCGTATCTGCTGGCCGAGGAGGTTGCCAGCGCCGCGACGCGCGCCTGGACGGCAAAAGAGCCGGTCGATACCGGCCCGCTGCTGGCAACCATTGCGATGACGGAATCCGAGGACATGCCCGATCAGGTGCGCGCCAAGCTGCACAAGATAACCGGGTACGTGCTTCGCGATGCGGGCAGGGCTTCGGAGGCGATGCCCCATCTCGCAAGGGCGCTGCAGCTGCACGACGGCTGCGGCGTCAAAAAGGACATAGAGCGGCTGGCTACGGCGATGAAAAAGCAGGCCATCGCCAGCCGCTGACCGGACGCGACCCCGCGCACGGGCGGCAGGGCGGCAATGCGCTTTCAGCGTCTGCGCCGCCCTCCACCGCCCACCCATTTTAAGGGCCAACTATGAGCAGCACGCTGGTAATAGCAGCACAGCGGCCGGCAGAGACTGCCGAGCCGCCCGTCAAGAACACCTTTTTCTGGCCTGATGTTGATCTGCAGCTGCTCCGCGAGTCGCTGCGCTATGAGGGAACCGTCACCGCCCCCCGGCTGCGGCAGGCGGTGCTGACGGCGATTGCCGAGGTAAACGCCGAGCTTTACGACTGGCGCGCCGCGCAGATGGCGGCGGGCTGCAAAACGCTTGAGGCCGTGCCGGCGGAAACGCTCGACGGCGTGAGCGAGAAAGTCACGTACTACTTTGCCGCCGTGGGGGCCGTCACCGCCGCGACCATCGCCGAACGCTATCGCGGCTATGACGCCGCCGGCGCGAACAAGGGCGCCGAAGTGGAGGCCAGCGCCGGCGAATACTGGCGCGATGCGCGGTTCAGCATCAGCCGCGTGGCTGAGCGGCCGGGCTGCATCGTGGGGCTGCTGTAATGCAGGTTTATGCCCTGCAGGGCGACACCGTGGACGAAATCTGTCAGCGGCACTACGGCCGCACGGAGCAGGTCGTCGAGCTGGTTTACGCGGCAAATCCGGGGCTTGCCGAAAGCGGCCCGGTGCTGCCGCACGGCTGCGACATCACGCTGCCCGAGCTGCCGGAGGCCGCCACGGCCGAAACCGTTAACCTCTGGGACTGAAGATGATCACAACTGAGCGCATCAGCGCCTTTATCACGTACGCCGTCGCGGTCGTCATGGGCTGGCTCGGCCGCTGGGATTTGCAGGACGTGGCAACCCTGCTCGGCATGGCGCTCGGCGTCGGCATGTTTCTGGTGAGCTGGTATTACCGGCGCAAAACCTACCTTCTTTTTGAGCGCGGCCGCATCAGCCGGGGGGATTATGAATCTGCAAACCGTTAAGCGCTGTTCCGTTGCCGTGGTGCTGGCCATCGCCGCCACGCTGCCGGCCTTTCAGCATCTGCATACCTCGGCCGAGGGGCTGAGGCTGATAGCCGACTATGAAGGGTGCCGCCTGAGTCCGTACCGGTGCGACGCCGACAAATGGACGGACGGTATCGGCAACACCCTCGGCGTGGTGCCGGGCAAAAGCATCACCGAGCGGCAGGCCGCCGGCACGTTTCTCGCCAACGTCCTGCGCACCGAGAAGGCGCTGGGCGGCTGCATCTTCACGCCGCTGCCGCAGAAGGTCTATGACGCGGTGGTGTCGTTTGCCTTCAACGTCGGCACGGGCAACGCCTGCGGCTCCACGATGGTAAAGCTGCTGAATCAGGAGCGCTGGCGCGAGGCGTGCCTGCAGCTGCCCCGATGGGTATACGTGAAGGGCGTTTTCAGTCAGGGGCTGGATAACCGGCGCGGCCGCGAAATGGCCTGGTGCCTGCAGGGGGCGCAGTGAGCCGCGTCCTCAGTCTGCTGCTGGCCGCCGCGCTGCTGGCGGCGGCGCTCACCGGCTGGCGCTGGTCGGTTGTCAGTCAGGAGCTTGCCGGCGCGCAGCGCATTATCGGCACGCTGTCGGCCGGTATTGAAAGCCGCGATAAAGCGATAAGCCGGCTCAGCGCTGAAAATCAGCAGAGTCAGAAACGCGAGGCCGCGCTGCGGCTCATGCAGGGCAGGGCCAGCGCGGCCGCCCTGACCCGTGAGGCACACATACAGAGGGAAACCGATGCAAACCCGATACTCCGCGAGTGGTCTGCTGCTGCTCTGCCTGACGACGTTGTGCGGCTGCACGCCCGGCCGGCCTTTGCCAGCGCCAGAGATTATCTGGACTGGCTGTCCGCGCGTGACAAGCTGCCCGGTGCCGGCAAATAACCTCAGAACGGCGGGGGATCTGGCGGCGGATAACCGCCAGTTAGAGGCGGCGCTCGCGTCCTGCGGGCTGCAGGTGGAAATAATTAAAGAATGCCAGGAGCAACACGATGCTGAAACCGCAACAACTGCGACAGGTGCTGACCGGCAGCGTCCCGCTGCTGCAGCGAAACCCTGACAGCCTGAATGTCTTTATCGACAGCGGGCGCATTGTATCAACGCTCGCCAGCTCGCTGTCGTTTGAGTACCAGTACCGGCTCAATCTGGTGATAACGGACTACGCCGGCGATATCGACCTGCTGATCGTGCCGATGCTGGAATGGCTGCGGCTGAACGAGCCTGACATGATGGCGACGAAGGAAAAGCAGCAGGCGGGCTTTACCTTCAAGGCCGACGTTATCAGCGACACGACCAGCGATATCAGCATTGACCTGCAACTCAGCGAGCGCGTGATCGTAAAACGCGTGGGCGACGCGCTGCACGTTGAGCACGTGGGGGAAAATCCGCCGCCTGACGACGACGCGCGGCCGCTGCGGCTGTTCGCACGCGAGGCGCTGGTCAGCGAGTGGCAGCCATGAGCGGGCTGCAGCTTTTTGACGACCGGCTCAGCGCGCTGATAAATAACCTGTCACCCGCCGCCCGCAAAGAGATGGCGCGCGTCATTGCTAAAAAGCTGCGGGCAAGTCAGCAGCAGAACATCAAAAGCCAGCGGGCGCCGGACGGGACGCCGTTTAAGCCCCGCAGGGAAGGGGCGGCGCGTAACAAAAAGGGCCGTGTAAAGCGGGAGATGTTTGCGAAGCTGCGCACTGCTAAATACATGAAAGCCACGGCAACCGACAGCGAGGCGGTCGTCGGATTTGTCGGGAAGGTTCAGCGCATGGCCCGCGTACATCATTACGGGCTGCGCGACCGCCCGGCGCGGCGCGGAAAAGAAGTGGCTTATGACGAGCGCCCGCTGCTGGGCTTCAATGAAGACGATATGCAGATGATTGAAACGGCGATTATCAGCCACCTTTCCTGACAGCCTGCCCGCCTGTCCATCAGCGGGCGGCGCTTTATTGCCGCTACCAGTTCACAGCGTGAAACTGTCCCCATGAACGAACAACTCTCCGAAATCCTGCGCCTGCTGCGCAACCTGATCCGCATCGGCACCGTGTCCGCCGTAAATCTGGACGCCGGGTTATGCCGCGTCGATACGGGAAATAACACAACCGGCTGGCTGCACTGGCTGAGCGCCCGCGCGGGAAAAACGCGGTCATGGAACGCGCCATCAGTGGGCGAGCAGGTGCTTGTTTTATGCCTCGGCGGCGAACTCGACACCGGCTTTGTCCTGCCCGGCATTTACTCCGACTCTAACCCGGCGCCGTCGGCCTCGGCGGACGCGCTGCACTGCTCGTTTCCTGACGGTGCCGTGATCGAGTATGAGCCGAAAAGCGGGGCGCTGACGGCGACCGGCATACAGACGGCAACCATTAAGGCCGCCGCAAAAATCCTGTTCGACGCGCCAGAGGTGGAGTGCACGAAGCTGCTTAAGGCCGCGCAGCTTGAAGTAACGAAGGGCGGCACGATGGCGGGTGATATCACGCACACCGGCGGCAGCCTTTCCTCAAACGGCAAGGTGCTGCACTCGCATAAACATCCGGGCGACAGCGGCGGAGAGACGGGGGCACCGATATGACAACCGCAAAATACACCGGCATGAACCGGGAAACCGGCAAAGCCCTGACCGACCTTGAGCACATCCGGCAGTCGGTGCGCGACATCCTGCTGACCCCACTCGGCTCGCGGGTTATGCGCCGCCGCTACGGCTCGCTGCTGTCGGCGCTGATTGACCAGCCTCAAAACGACGCGCTGCGCCTGCAGATTATGTCCGCCTGCTACGTGGCGATCCTGCAGTGGGAGCCGCGCGTCAGGCTTACCGCCATCAACTTCGACCCTGATTTTGATGGTTCTATGGTGGTTGAGCTGAGCGGCGTCCGCACCGACTCAGCGCAGCCTTTTTCCCTGTCCGTACCCGTGAGCTGAATTTATGGCAACTATTGACCTGAGCCAGCTGCCCGCGCCCGACGTGGTGGAGACGCTGGATTATGAGGAACTGCTCGCCGAGCGCAAAGCCACGCTGATTTCTCTCTATCCGGAAGAGCAGCAGGAGGCCATCGCCCGCACGCTGTCGCTGGAGTCAGAACCCATTGTTAAGCTGCTGCAGGAAAATGCCTACCGCGAGCTGATCCTGCGCCAGCGCATCAACGAGGCGGCAAAGGGCGTTATGTTGCCCTACGCGATGGACGGCGACCTTGACCAGCTCGGCGCCAACAACGGCATTGAGCGGCTGACCATTACGCCGGCGGACGACACGACGATCCCCCCGACGCCGGCCGTGATGGAAAGCAACGACGATTTTCGCGCCCGCATCGCGGCAGCCTTTGAGGGGCTGAGCGTGGCCGGGCCGACCGGGGCGTATGAGTACCACGCGAAAAGCGCCGACGGCCGCGTGGCGGATGCGTCCGCCATCAGCCCGTCGCCCGCCGTTGTCACCGTCACCGTGCTGGCGCGCGAGGGGAACGGCGCGGCAGCCGGCGACCTGCTGGCCGTGGTTAACGCCGCGCTTAACAGCGAAAACGTGCGCCCCGTTGCTGACCGGGTAAGCGTGCAGTCGGCTGAAATTGTGAATTATGAGATTGAGGCCGAAATCTATCTCTATCCCGGCCCGGAGGCCGAGCCTGTCCGCGCCGCAGCCGAGGCAAAGCTCGCGGCCTACGTGTCCGCGCAGCGGCGTCTCGGGCGCGATATCCGGTTGTCCGCGCTCTATGCCGCTATGCACGTTGAGGGCGTGCAGCGCGTCAGCCTGATAAAGCCTGTCGCTGACGTGGTGCTCGACAGGACGCAGGCCGCGTACTGCACGGGCTACGTGCTGACCGTGGGAGGCTCGGATGAATGACCGCCTGCTGCCGACCGGCTCCTCGCCGCTTGAGGTGGCCGCCGCCGAAGCGCTCGCGGGCCTCGGCTCGCTGAACGTGCCGCTACGCCAGCTGTGGAACCCGCGCACCTGTCCCGTGGCGCTGCTGCCCTATCTGGCGTGGGCGTGGTCGGTTGACCGCTGGGACGCCGGCTGGAGTGAGTCAACAAAGCGCGCCGTGGTGGAATCTTCGCAGTACGTGCACCGGCACAAAGGCACTATCGGGGCTATCCGTCGCGTGGTTGAGCCGCTGGGTTATCTGATCCGGGTTATTGAGTGGTGGAAAACCAACGAGGCGCCAGGCACGTTCCGGCTTGACGTGGGCGTGCTGGATACCGGCATTACAGAGGAGATGTACAACGAGCTTGAGCGCCTGATCGCGGATGCAAAACCCTGCAGCCGGCACCTTATCGGCCTCTCAATCAATCTTGACGCGAACGGCGTAATGCCCGTGGCCGTTGCCAGCTACAGCGGCGACGAGCTGACCGTTTATCCCTATACACCAGATGTTATCAGCACAGGCGGCGCGGGTTACTCCGGCGTGGCGGTGCATCTTATTGACCTGACGGAAGTGAGCGCATGACGACAAAATATTATGCCCTGCTGACCAACCTCGGCGCGGCCAGGCTGGCAAACGCCGCCGCGCTGGGGACGAAACTGCAGATTACACATATGGCCGTCGGCGACGGCGGCGGCACGCTGCCAACGCCGAACGCCAGCCAGACGGCGCTTGTCGGTGAAAAGCGCCGGGCGGCGCTGAACTCGCTGAGCGTTGACGCGGCCAACAGCAGCCAGATTATTGCCGAGCAGGTGATCCCGGAGGCGGAGGGCGGTTTCTGGATACGTGAGATTGGCCTGTTTGACGCTGACGGCGTGATGATTGCGGTTGCCAACTGCGCCGAGACATACAAGCCGCAGCTGCAGGAGGGCAGCGGCCGCACGCAGACCGTGCGCATGATTATTATCATGAACAGCGTGGACGCGGTTACGCTGAAAATCGATCCGTCCGTCGTGCTGGCAACCCGCAAATACGTTGACGACGCGGTGATCGAGGTGAAGGCGTACGCCGACGGGCTGATGGCCGCGCACCTGAAAGCCAGCGATCCGCACACGCAGTACGCGCCGAAGGCCAGTCCGACGCTGACCGGTATTCCCAAAGCGCCCACGGCTGCAGCAGGCAACAGCAGCACGCAGGTGGCGACCACGGCTTTTGTGCAGGCCGCACTGGCCGCGCTGGCAGGCGGTGCGCCTGCTGCACTGGACACGCTGAAAGAGCTGGCTGACGCGCTCGGCGGTGATGCGAACTTCTCCACTACGGTGCTGAATGCCCTGTCCGGAAAGATGGAGATTGCGAAGAACGGCAGCGACATTGCGAACGTTGCCGAGTTTCTTAAAAACCTCGGTTTGGGCGAAGCAGCAAAGCGGGAAGTTGGAACCGGTAGCGGAGAACTGCCGGACATGAGTTTTTTTGCATCAGGCGGAAACTCCAGCGCGCGTTACAGTAAGTTTCCTGACGGAACAGTCATTCAGCGCGGATGGGTTTCAATACCTTTGGGCGGCATAAATGTCAGCCTGCCCACGGCTTTCCCTTCTGCAAATTACGTCATCATTGGTATGGACTCTGATGCAACGGTAGGTAGCGGCGGAGTCATTGCTGGCGCGCCTGTTAATGCAGCCACGATGCACCTGCATGGACTTAACTGGATTGGGGGTAAGACAAATGATGGTTCACCTGGCGTAATGTACTGGATAGCGATATCACTATGAAAATTTATTGCTCAGAAAAAAATGCAGGCTTTTATGTTGAGGGTGTGTCAGACATTCCGCCGGATGCAGTGGAAATCAGCGAAGCCGAATGGCTTTCCCTGCTGGATGGTCAGAGTGCCGGAAAGATAATTGATTTCAGTGTGATGCCGCCTGCTCTCAGGGATTACGTTAAAACACAGGCCGCTGAAATTGAGGAAGCAAAGGCAAAAAAACAGGCTCTAATGAATGAGGCTGGCGACAAGATAAAGCCACTGGGGGATGCCGTTGATCTGGAAATTGCTACTGACGACGAGACTGCGTCCTACACTGCATGGCGCAAGTACCGGGTAATGCTGAGCAGGATAGACACTTCTGCAGCACCGGATATTATCTGGCCGGATAAGCCTCAGTAACAAAAAGCCCGCTGTATAGCGGGCTTGTTTTTTATGCTGGCCTTTCAGGCCACTCAATAGTCAATGCTTGTGAAGTATCAATTCGGCTCAGCATCACACGATATTGCCGCCAGCTGTCATATCTGGCCGCTTCTTCCTCAGTGGCAATATTGAGCGAAACAGCATCTTGCAGTGGGGCTATGATCGCATCCGCATCCGCGCGCAATTGTGCTTTTCTGGCGTCCGCTATCGCAGTTATTTCCTCTGCTGTAGGCGCCGGTATATTTAGCCATGAAGGTTTACCCGACTCATCTGCACCGAGCATAAAGCCATCTGGCGCGGGCTGCGCGTAGCAAATCCAGTCATCATCACTGATTCTCACAGCATCAGAAGGCCACCCGATCCCGGCTTCATACTTTGCCTTGTCGGCTTCGCTATAAAACCATAAAGTTGTAGCACTGAAAAACATGCTCATTTAATACCCCACCGCTATCCATGAAACCGTTACCGCAGTTGAACTTAAAACGCCAGGTGCAACACCTGCGTTAGCGCCGTACACCGCTATAAGCAGCCCGCCAGCAGCGCGCGAAACGCATTGAGCAAAGGCGTAGATACTCGTGCTTTCCTCAGCACTCAGCGCGCCCCCGGCAATGCATGCAGTTGGGAATGCAGCCGGGAATGTCACTGTTTTTGTATAGTCCCCTGAGGCTATGACGCTGTTGCCTGCCTTGATAATGAGTCCGCCCGGCAGCTGTAAACTGAGCGGATTGCCCTTCGTAAAAGCAAAAGCAGACATGTCCGGCACCTGATTCGCGCCGGTTCCGATATCTCGCTTTGCTGCTTCGCCCAAACCGAGGTTTATGACACCGGTTGTAATGTCTTGTCGTTATTAGTTCGCTATGTGCCAAAAGCTGATATTGGTTGTACATCTGAGAAAACACACAGCGTTATTTGTCTTCACTAAAACATGTACTCTTTAAGCAAATTAACAGGTAAATTTATCTATTACTGAAACGTCAATTTACACAAGGAGTCACCATGAGCTTTTCAAGCATGCTAAGAGACAATGTCACCCTGCTGAAAAAGAGCGGTGAGATAGTGGACGGCATCAAAGCTAGCGTTCAGGCGAAGAAAATATTCATCAATCGGTCTGATATTGCGATTGAAACCGGCGACCTTATTCAGAGGAAAATGTCGAACGGCTTAGAAGAAACCTATGAGGTCATCGATCCTGGATTCCATGAGGGTTTCGGAGGTATTGAAGCACACTACCAAATGACTCACCGGAAACTTGGCCTGCCAGAAGCCAAAGAAGCAGTTCAAAGTATTACGTATAACATTTCCGGGCCGAACGCTCGCGTTAACAATCATTCAACTGATAACTCTGTTAATACTGTCAATATTAATCCTGATGTCGCGGAGCATATTTCTATGTTGCGCCAAGAGGTGACGCGCCTTTTACCTCAGCAGGGCCAGCAGTCCGCTCTTGAGGTAGTTGATGCCATTGAAAGTCAGTTTGAATCAAGCACACCAAGTAAGGTTGTAGTCAAAACGCTTCTGGGTGCTTTGCCCAGTGCTGGCAGCATTGCTTCAATTGGCTCGTTCCTTCTCTCCGCGCTGGGTGGCTGAGGTAAAATTAACAAGGCTAGGCACCGCAACGGCATTTTCGTTGCGGATTCACCTACGCTACAAAACTGCGTATGCACGAGGCTTTAATGTCCGCTATTCGCTCAAGGCGGACATATTCAAATAGCAATATCTATGACAAAGCATGCCGTGTTATTCGTCTTTCGGCTGCTGATCCTCTGCAGGGTTATCAGGAATGTCACCCCATTGCGGGAGGCCATTGCTGCCGGCAATCCGCATTTTCCCGACGGGTGCCTGCCCCATAAATTCGGCGGCCAGCTCGCTGCTGGCTTCAGTGCAATCTGATAAATTCCATCCTGCCGTTTCATACTGCTGCCGCATCAGGGCAGGAATGAAAGCGTTGTTTTCAGCAGACCATAGCATTTTCATTTAATACCCCTCAGCCCTGAAGTACACGGTATTTGCTGTGCTGCAAACGGTTGATGCTACAAATGAATTAACAGATTTAGTATATATCCCGGCAAACCGGGAGCTTGGATCTTCCGTCTGATAAGTGAACCAGATGCCAACGCACACAGACGGGAACGGGATAGGGAAATTAACCGTTACCTTTTGAGCGTTAGCCGAGCCGGAAACACTGAATGATCCGCCCTGTTCAATCATCCCTGATGGGTGCTGCCTGTACCATGCCCCGCCACGCTGAGCGATGAAGCTGCTCATGTCCGGTATCTGATTAGCCCCTGTACCTACTTCACGTTTTGCGGCCTCACCCAAACCGAGGTTAACGGGAAAGAAACCCCTGGCCCTGAAGCAGCAGCCGCTGGCACACTCACCGGCATTTTGCAGGGGTTAACGGTGCTGATTGGCTATATCAGGGTGTCAACAAATGACCAGAACACGGATTTGCAGCGCAATGCGCTCATGAGTGCAGATTGTGAGCTGATTTTCGAGGATAAAATAAGCGGAAAGACGCGGGACAGGCCCGGCCTGAAAAAAGCGCTGCGGACGCTGAAGCCGGGCGACACGCTGGTCGTCTGGAAGCTCGACCGGCTCGGGCGCAGCATGCGACATCTCGTTATGCTCACCGAAGAACTGCGCGAGCGCGGCGTCGGGTTCCGCAGCCTGACGGACAGCATCGACACCGGCACGGCGATGGGGCGCTTTTTCTTTCACGTAATGGGCGCGCTTGCTGAAATGGAGCGCGAGCTGATCGTCGAGCGCACCCGCGCCGGGCTGGCCGCCGCGCGGGAAAAGGGGCGCATCGGCGGCAGGCGCCGGGTAATGACGCCTGAAATAATCGGACGCGCCGAGAGAATGCTGGCGAACGGCGCCACGCTGCAGCAGATTGCCCTGGTGCTTGAGGTGTCCGTTAAGACGCTTTACCGGTACATACCGGCAGGCCGGCAGCGGGAGATTATAAATCTGTCTGCTGACGGCTCAGCAAACCCCCTTCAGATGCAGCGCCCCGGCTGACCTGACACCCTGAGCACACCTTTTATCAGGAGTGCATCAGAATGGCTGATTATCATCACGGTGTCCGCGTCGTCGAAATCAACGACGGCACGCGCACCATCTCCACCGTATCAACCGCTATCGTTGGTATGGTCTGCACCGCTCAGGATGCGGACGCGACCGCGTTTCCGCTGAACACGCCGGTGCTGATCACCAACGTGCAGAGCGCCATCGGCAAAGCGGGCAAAAAAGGCACGCTCGCCGCCGCGCTCCAGGCCATCGCCGATCAGTCAAAGCCCGTCACGGTCGTGGTGCGCGTGGCCGAAGGCGCCGACGAGGCCGAAACCATTTCCAGCATCATCGGCGGTACGGACGAAAACGGGCAGTACACCGGCATGAAGGCGCTGCTCGCCTCGCAGACGCAGCTCGACGTGAAGCCGCGCATCCTCGGCGTGCCGGGGCTGGATTCACTGGAGGTGGCAACCGCGCTCGCGGCCGTTGCGCAGCAGCTGCGCGCCTTCGCCTACGTGTCGGCGTGGGGGTGTAAAACCATCTCCGAGGCCCGGCTGTACCGTCAGAACTTCAGCCAGCGCGAAATCATGGTTATCTGGCCTGACTTCCTCGCGTGGAATACCTCAGCAAACAAGTCTGACGTGGCTTACGCAACCGCCCGCGCGCTGGGCCTGCGCGCCAAGATCGACAACGACACGGGCTGGCATAAAACCCTGTCAAACGTCGGCGTAAACGGCGTGACCGGCATCTCCGCGTCGGTGTTCTGGGATTTGCAGCAGACCGGCACCGACGCCGACCTGCTCAACGAGGCGGACGTCACCACGCTTATCCGCAAAGACGGCTTTCGCTTCTGGGGCAACCGCACCTGCAGCGACGATCCGCTTTTCCAGTTTGAGAACTACACCCGCACGGCGCAGGTGCTGGCCGACACGATGGCCGAGGCGCATATGTGGGCGGTTGATAAGCCGCTAACGCCGGTGCTCGTTAAGGAAATTATCGCGGGCATTAACGCCAAATTTCGCGAGCTGGTCAGCGCCGGCTATCTGATCGGCGCGTCCGCCTGGTATGACGAAAGCGCCAACGATAAAGAGTCCCTGAAGGCGGGCAAGCTCTTTATTGATTACGACTATACGCCGGTGCCGCCGCTGGAAGATTTAACCCTGCGCCAGCGCATCACCGACAAATATCTGGCGAACTTCGCCGCATCCGTAAACAGCTGAGGAGCCGGATAAATGGCACTGCCACGCAAACTGAAGGGCATGAACCTTTTCAACGACGCCAACAGCTATCAGGGCGTCGTGACCTCCGTCACCCTGCCGAAGCTGGCGCGCAAGCTCGACCCGTTCCGCGCCGGCGGCATGAGCGGCGCGGCGCACATCGACAACGGGCTGGAAGACGACGCGCTCGACATGGAATGGAGCATCGGCGGTATTGACGAGCTGATCCTCTCGCAGTGGGGCGCGTCCGCCGTGCCGCTGCGCTTTACCGGCTCCTACCAGCGCGACGACACCGGCGAGGAAATCGCGGTCGAGGTTGAGGTGCGCGGTAAACACCAGAGCTTTGACTTTGGTGAAGCCAAACCGGGCGAGGACACCGAAATCAAAATCACCAGTAAAAACACCTACTACAAGCTGACGTATAACGGCAAAGAGCTGATTGAGATCGACACCGTGAACATGATCGAGAAGGTCAACGGCACGGACCGGCTTGAGCAGCGCCGCAAAAACATCGGCCTGGTATAACCCGCACGCCAGCGCCGGACCGGCGCCGGCCTTAACTGACCACAGTGAACAGAGAGCAAAGAAATATGGATAAGAGCGAAAACATCATCGTACTGGGCGCGCCGGTAACGCGCGGCGACACCCAAATCGGCCGGGTTGAACTGATTAAGCCGAACGCCGGCGCGCTGCGTGGCGTGCGCCTCGCCGATCTTGCCGCCTCGGACGTGGACGCGCTGCTGGCCGTGCTGCCCCGCATCACCGTACCGTCGCTGACCAAAGCCGAGTGTAACGGCCTTGATCCGGCTGACCTGATTGCGCTCGCGGGCGTGGTGATCGGTTTTTTGTCTCCGAAGCCGGAGGAGTAGACTGGCCGCCCGGCCTGACGGTTAACGACCTGATGGCCGACATTGCCACGATATTCCACTGGCAGCCCTCCGAGATGTACGACATGCCGCTGGCCGAAGTAGTGGACTGGCGGCATAAAGCCATGATCCGCAGCGGAGCAACCCCGGATGAGCAATAACCTCAGACTGCAGGTGATGCTGAAGGCGGTAGACCAGGCGACCCGCCCGTTTAAAGCCGTTCAGAACGAAACCCGCAGGCTATCAGGCGGCATTACCGACACGCAGGAAACGCTAAGGAAGCTGGACGCGCAGGCGTCCCGGATTGAAGGTTTCCGGCGCACGAGCGGCCAGCTTGCCGTCACCGAACAGAAGCTGAAGAAGGCGCAGCAGGAGGCCGCCGCGCTGGGCGTGGCCTTCAGCAACACCGCCCGGCCAACGGCGGCGCAGGCCCGCGAGCTGGAAAAGGCCCGTCAGGCGGCCGCCGCGCTGCAGGTGAAATCAAACAGTCTGCGCCTGTCGGTGCAGCAGCAGCGGGACGCGCTGAGCGCCGCCGGCATATCAACCCGCCGCCTGAGCAGCGAGCAGAAGCGCCTCAAAGACGAGGCCGCGCAGGCAACGCTGAGCCTGAGCCGGCAAAAGCAGGAGCTGCAGCGCCTGAATCAGCAGCAGGAGCGGCTGAACCGCGTGAGCGAACGATACCGGCGCGGGCAGGAGCTGTCGGCGAAGGTGCGCAACGGCGGCGCCGCTGCGTTTGCGGGCGGCAGCGCCGCGCTCTACGCCGGCAGCCGGCTGATGGCGCCGGAGGTGCATTCGCAGCAGAGCGGGGCGCTTATCGCGGCGCGCCAGGGCGAAAGCGCAGAGAAGGGCGGGCAGTACGCCGCAGCCATTCAGCGCATCAGCGCCTCGGGCGTGAGCAGCGACATTGAAAAAATCACCGAGGCCGTGTCGGCGGTGCGCAGCACGCTCGGTACGCTCGGCGACGTGGGCGCGGCGGAGCTGGACCGCATCACCCGCAAGGCGCTGGATATGCAGACCGCCTTCGGCACCGACACGGCGGAAAGCATCCAGATTGCCGCGATCATGATGAAAAATAAGCTTGCAGGCAGCAGCGACGAGGCGCTGGATTTAATCGTGTCCGGGATGCAGCGCGTGTCGGCTGAGATGCGCGGCGAGATGCCGGAAATCCTGCACGAATACTCGACGCACTTTCGCAACATGGGCTTTACGGGCGCCGAGGCGATGTCGCTGCTCGTTGATATGTCGAAGCAGGGCAAGTTTGCCCTGGACAAAACCGGGGACGCGATCAAGGAGTTCAGCATACGCGGCTCGGATATGTCGAAAAACAGCGTCATGGCCTATGAGCAAATCGGACTGAACGCCCTGAAAATGTCGCGCGCGATTGCCTCGGGTGGCAGCAAGGCCCGCGAGGCCATGCAGAAAACCGCTAAGGGGCTGCTGGCCGTCAAAGACCCGGCCGAGCGGGCAAGCCTGGCTATTTCCCTGTTCGGCACGCCGGCGGAAGATTTATCCGTTGACCAGATACCGGCGTTTCTCGGCGCGCTGGCCGGAATGAAAGACAGGCTCGGCGACGTGAGCGGCGCGGCCGAGAGCATGGGAAACACGCTGCGCGATAATCTGTCGGGTGATATTGCCCGCCTGAAGGGGGAGTTTGAGGGGCTGCGCTTTAACGCTTTCAAAGACACCGACTCAGACCTGCGCGCCCTGACGCAGACCGCAACGCGCTGGCTGGAAAAACTCAGAGCCTGGACGGACGCAAACCCGGCCCTCACCACAAAACTGGTGATTCTGGCCGGGGCCGTGGCGGGGCTGACAACCGTGCTCGGCGGCGTGGGGCTGATTGTCTGGCCGGTGATGGCGGGCCTCAACGCGCTCATAGCCGGTGCAGGGCTGCTCGGCGCGGGCTTCAGCATGGCCGGCGGCGCCATCGTGACGGCGCTCGGCGCAATTACGCTTCCGGTGATGGCGGTAGCGGCGGCGATTGTGGCCGGCGCGCTGCTGGTCCGTAAATACTGGGAACCCATCAGCGCCTTTATCAAAGGCTTTGCGGAGGGGTTTGTCGCGGCGATGGGGCCGATTGGCGACGCCTTCGGCGCGCTCACGCCGCTGTTTTCCGCCGTCGGGGAGAAGGTCAAGTCGCTGTGGGAGTGGTTCGGCAGGCTGCTGGAGCCGGTGAAATCCACGCAGACCGAGCTTGCCGCCGCCGGTGATATGGGTAAAAAGTTCGGCAGCATGCTCGCTGACGCGCTGAAAATACCCGGTGAAGCCCTCAACCAGCTGCGCGGCGGCATAGACTGGGTGCTGGAAAAGCTCGGCATTATCGACACGAAATCAGACGGGCTGAAAGACAAAGTCCCGTCGCCCGACCTGCTGGCGACCGGCGGCGCCGGCGCCGATACCGGCGGGCTGCAGTACAGTCTGGCGACCGGCGGCGCACCTTACCGCCCGGTATCTTCGCCGGGGGCGGGCGGCGGCTTTACCGACCGCAGCCAGAATACCTATCAGTACACGCTTCAGATGCATGAAGGCATGACAAAAGACGACGCGCTGGCGCTGATGTCGCAGCATCAGGCGCGGGAGCAGCGCAACCGGCAGGCGCAGAACCGCAGCAAAATGGGATGGGAGGAATAACCGATGATGATGATCTACGGCATGATGCCGTTCATGCGCCAGACGCTGCCCTACGGCGAGCTGCAGCAGAACATCGACTACCGCTGGCCCACAAACAGCCGCTTTGGCCTGCGCCCGGCGGCGCAGTTTATCGGGCCGGGCGATGAAAAAATCACACTGTCCGGGGAGCTGCGCCCCGAAATAACGGGCGGCGCGGTTTCCCTGACAACGGTGCGGCTGCTTGCCGATCAGGGCATGGCGTGGCCGCTGATTGGCGGCAGCGGCATGATTTACGGCATGTACGTTGTTGAGAGCATCGCAAACACGCACAGTGAATTTTTCCCGAACGGCACGGCCAGCAAAATCACGTTCACGCTGAACCTGAAGCGCGTTGATGAATCGCTGACCGCCATGTTCGGCGACCTCAGGCAGCAGGCCGGCGGGCTTATCAGCGGCGCCGGCAACCTGCCGGGGCAGCTTTCTTCTGCGATTAACAGCGTAAAATCATCGGCCGGCAGTCTTCTGTCGGGGGCGGGAGGGTTTTCACTATGACCGGCATCAGCAGCCTGCCCGTGCAGATGGGCGCCCGGCTCGCGCCTGACTTTCAGCTCCGGGTGAACGCAAAGGATATAACGACCAGCATCAGGGACCGGCTGATCTCGCTCACGCTGACAGATAACCGGGGCTTTGAGGCCGATCAGCTGGATATCGAACTGGACGACGCCGACGGACAGCTGGCAATGCCCGCGCGCGGCGCGGAGGTGTCGCTGTTTCTCGGCTGGAAAGGGCAGGCGCTTACGGGTAAGGGCACTTTCACGGTGGATGAAGTGGAGCATCACGGCGCGCCGGACACCATGACCATCCGCGCCCGCAGCGCCGATTTTCGCGGCTCGCTGAACTCACGCCGCGAGGTGTCCTATCACGACACCACGCTCGGGCAAATCGTGTCGCAGATAGCCGCGCGCAACAAGCTGGAGCCGATGCTGGCCGACGGCTTTGCCGGGATTGCCGTGGCGCACCTCGATCAGACGCAGGAAACCGACGCCAAATTTCTGACGCGGCTTGCCACTCTGTACGGCGCCGTTGCGGCCATCAAGGCTGGCAGGCTGCTGTTTATCAGGCCGGGCGGCGGCGTTACCGCCGGAGGTAAGCCGATCCCGCAGGTGACGATTACCCGCCAGGACGGCGACCGGCACACATTCAGCATTGCTGACCGTGGCGCCTACACGGGCGTGTCGGCCAGCTGGCTGCATACCAAAGACCCGAAGCCAAAAAAGGTGAAGCTGCAGCGAAAGAAGAAGCCGGAAATTCACTACGGCTTTCACCATCCTGAAGAGAAAAAGAAAAAGGTGGTTAAGGTGAAGGCGCCTGAAGCCCGGCAGGGGGATTATCTGGCCGGGAGCCAGGACAACGTGTTTACGCTGACGACGGTGTTCTCCAGCCAGGCGTCTGCGATGCATGCTGCAAAAGCCAAATGGGAGAAGCTGCAGCGCGGCGTCGCTGAGTTCTCGCTCACGCTGGCAAGGGGGCGCGCCGACCTGTACCCGGAAACGCCGGTGAAGGTCAGCGGGTTTAAGTCGGTGATTGATGCGCAGCCGTGGCTGATCAGTAAGGTCACGCACAACCTGAACGACAGCGGCTACACGACACAGCTGGAGTTTGAGGTGTTGTTATCGGATGTAGAGTACACAGCTGATTGATTAGCTTTAGGTGAATAATTATAAAATAAATTGCTTTTTAATTAGGCTTGGGCTAAATAGAGTGCAACTGTAAAGGAGAGTACAACATGATGCATTGCCCGAAATGCCAAACCGCCGCCCATGCTAAAAGCAGCCGCTACATTTCCAGAGAAACAAAGGAGCGGTATCACCAGTGCCAGAACATCAACTGCAGTTGTACTTTTAAAACTCATGAAAGCATTGCAGGGATCATCGTTGAGCCTGGACAGATAAACCGGGTGCAAATTTATACACAGCACGAAAATCAGCCAAATTTATTTCATTGATAAAGCCCGCAAAAGCGGGTTTTTTTATGTGAGTAATCTGAGCAGGGATCGGGTGTGTGTCGCAGAGAGAAAAAGTCGTGCGACACTTTTGCGACACTGGCTAAGCAGCCAACAAAAAAGCCACCCTGAAAGGTAGCTTAAATGCATGATTTGTATAACTAAATTTGGTGGCCCCTGCTGGGTTTGAACCAGCGACCAAGCGATTATGAGTCCGAAATACTTTTTAATAAAAACAATAACTTATTGATTTTTATACCTTATAGTGTGGCATATACTGTCATATAATGACAAGTAGTGACAAGCTCTGCTGCCACTTTGCTGCCAATTTTTATGAAAGCCTCTCTAACGGGTTAAGGTTGATTGCTTCAAAAAGGTGATCTGGGGCGAAGTGCGAATAGCGCATTGTAACCTTTATATCAGTGTGACCTAGTATGCGCTGAAGCACCAAAATGTTGCCACCATTCATCATAAAATGAGATGCAAAAGTATGCCGCAGAATGTGTGTTAGCTGGCCTGCTGGAGTTTCAATTTCGGCTCTTTTCAGCGCAGAGCGAAACGCGGCATAGCAGGAAGTAAACAAAGGTTTCGCTTTCCTACTGGATGGAAGCTCGGACATGAGTGATTCGCTTATTGGTATTGCCCGATTCTTTTTACCTTTCGTTTTAGTAAAGATGACCTTTCCTGCTCTCAACTGATTTCCTTTCAAGGTTTCAGCTTCACCCCATCGCGCCCCTGTTGCCAAGCAAAGCTTGACGACAGCGAGTAAATCTTTAGAGCTGCTAGCCTCGCATTCTTTCAGTAGCTCTTTGATCTCTTCACTGGTCAGGTAGGCCATTTCCGATTCGGCTATTTTATATTCCCTGACGTTATCCAGAGGATTCGGCGCTTGCCATTCATCAAGGCGACGCAGTTCATTGAAGACAGCCCGAAAATAAGCCAACTCTAAATTCACAGTTCGCGGTGTTACTGTTTTAACTCGCGATGAGCGAGTTAGTTTTCCCGATAAGCGCTGCTCTCGATAGGCGGAAAAGATGCGTGCATTGAATTCTGTAGCGAGGGGATTACCCATAGCGGCACATGCAAATTCCATTGAATCCTTACGCTTTTGCCCGTCAGTTAGAGTAATGCCGTGCGCGTTATACCAAGTTTTAACCAGGTCAAAAACGGTGCGTTTATCGGTCTTTTCGCCCAACCAAGGCTTATCATGAGCTTGGTCTTTTACATGCTTCTCAAAAGCAAGAGCCTCACCCTTAGTAGCGAACTGGCGGCGTATTCTTTTTCCTTCGCGGCCGTTTGGAAAAACTTGAGCCTGCCATTTACCGTTTGATAGTTTGCTAACAGCCATTTTGATTAAAGATACTCAGTTGCCGAAATTACCTTGCCCAATACCTTAATATCGGTTGCTTGGCAGTCAAAGGATGCTTTTCCGTTCTCGACTCTAATCCGGCCACCGGGAAAGCGAACTAACTCACGAATGCTGACTATTTTATCAATTTCAATTAGCCACATCCCATCTACTGCCTCTCCTTCATACGTTTCAATCAAATAGGTGTTTCTATCTGCATCGACCACAAAGGGTGCGTTGATGTTCTCTTGCAGAAAATCACCGTCCAGAATGTGATCTCCAATCTTTTCAATAACACCATTTGTGATTTTTTTGCGCTCAACCATCACTATTCGTGAGTTGGCAGCGTCCGAAAACGGTAAGCCTTTACCTGTAGAAAGCCATGTTAGTGATGCGTTTGTCTCCATATGGCAAATGATTACCCAATCTGCTGGATACGTATCGCGTGCTGAGCGGTTGGCGAGTGTGCTTTGTGAAACGCCTAAGTGATTGCATAGCGCCTGTCTACTGCTGAATCCATAAGCTTCTACTATGCGGGATATGACTTCCTTGCCACCTTTGTTGCTCTCTACAGACTCACGAACCAGTAATGATTCATGGCGTTTTGTGTTTTCATTCGTTGACATTGCCGTTTGGTGATCCTATATTTCGTTTCGTGAGTTGTGCCATATAGTGACATATAGATACATCCAATGACCCAAAAGGAATCTTGCATCATGAAAAGTGATTTTTCAATGCGACCAAATCTCAACTTTGTAATCTCAGAGCCATTTATATCTCTCGCTGAGTATTGCCGCCGCACGGGCATATGTAAGCGTACGGCTCGGCAAATGGCTAAGGAAAACCGCTTACCAATCAGGAAGAAAGGCGGTGCTAACGAGTTAGTCGAAGTTAACATGTTGGCCTTGATGATTGAGGCAGCTTCTGACTATCACATCACTATGCAGTCTTAATAAATCCATAATGGGATAACGAAAGGGATTAATCATGTTTGATTTTCGTGTTTCCACACATGCGCACTTTGATGATGCCTGTCGGGCATTCTCTGCAAAGCACAACATAATTCAGTTGGCTAAGAAGGCTGGTTTCAATCCACAAACAATCAGTAATAAGTTGAATCCTGAGCAAATCCATCAGCTGACAGTTCGAGAGATGCTAATTCTCACTGATATCACGGAAGACTCCACTTTATTTGATGGTGCTTTGGCACAGTTGCAATGCTTGCCCTGTGTGCCAGTGAATGAAGTCGCGACGGAGAAGCTTTCTGATTATGTATTGAAAGCTACCGCTGAGATTGGGCAGCTAGCTGCGGGAGCAATTAGCCAAGAGCGATTAACAACTGCATGCCGCCGTGGTTTTGTGCAAAACGTCAACGCTGGTATTCGTTGTCTTACTCTTGCTGCAATCGCGGTGCAGACGCGAATTCACGCAAGCCCGACTCTAGCCTCAACCGTTGATGCAATTAGCGGCCTGAGCGCGACCGTCGGTTTAAGTTGAGGGCAGCGTGATGATTTCATTTGCAGCACACCTTAAACGTCAAAGTCCGTCAATGTCATATGGTAACGGTTGGATTATGGGCGAGAACGGCAAGCCTTGGCATCCAGTTTTAAGCAGCCAAGGCAAAGAAGTAAAGCAGAGAGGCAAGTCATGGCTATCGAGGGTAATTCAATGCTGGCTGAGTTAACAGCAGGCCAGCGAGTTTCAGCTTTAAATCACCTGTCCGCTATTCGTTCTCAATTTGGCGGAAATAGTGAGAAGGAATTGTCACGGTTCTTTGCTGATATACGTGATGTAAGAGACAGTAATTATCAGGAAAACAAGCGGACTTTAAGTGCCATTCTTTTTTTAGCTAACATCGGTAAAGACAGACACGATGTTGATTTTAGTGAACTGACTACTGATGAGAAAACGGCGCTTATTCGTGCAATGAATCAATTAAAAGCAGTCGTGAGTTTATTTCCAAAAAGATTAGCTCTGTCTAATTAACTAACCAAAAAATTAATGGCGTAAACCCGCCGGGATTCCCATTGCCTTAAAACAGGAAATTACATGCTAAATAATTCATCCCAATCTAAACAAGTAGCTTCATACATCGACCTCGACATGATGCTCAATGATGCACGCAAAGAAGAGCGTCGCGACCGCGCAGACTTAATGGTTAATCGTCTGAACATGCTGGCCTCAAAAATCCGTCAAGACGAATTATCACCGATTGAAGCCGCCGAGCTACTCCATCAGGAAATCGAAAAAATTCAAACGCAAATTGCGGAGGCGCACTAATGGCCGACTCAATGGATATTGTACAGCTGCGAGTAGAAGAAGAGCTGGCGCGCAATCTGGCAAACGCAAAGCAGCATCCTACTGGTGCGAGTGAGTTTTTCTGCCTGTCATGCAGTGAAGAAATTCCCGAAGCTCGACGCCGTGCGCTGCCGGGTGTTCAGCTTTGTGTGACCTGCAAATCAATCGGAGAACTTAAGAGCGCTCATTATCAAGGCGGTGCTGTATGAATACCATTTTGAAATGGGCTGGCAACAAGTCGAAAGTAATGCCTGAATTAGTTACTCATCTGCCAGAAGGTAATCGCCTCGTTGAGCCGTTCGCCGGTTCTTGTGCTGTGATGATGAATACTGATTACCGGGAATATCTGGTTGCCGATATTAATCCCGACCTCATCAATATGTACCGTCAGATTAAAGAGCATACCCGCCCGTTTATCGTGGTGTTAATGGCGCTTTTCAGTAAGAACACGACAGCAGAAGATTATTATCGTGTTCGTAGTGAGTTCAATAATAACGCAGCGATGCCACTGCTTGAGCGTGCTGCTCATTTTCTCTACCTGAATCGCCACGGCTATCGCGGGCTTTGCCGCTATAACCTTCGAGGCGAATTTAATATTCCATTCGGAAATTATAAGACGCCGTATTACCCGCTTGTTGAGATTGAAAGGTTTGCTGAGAAGGCGCAGCGAGCAACGTTCGTATGCGCTGACTATCAGGAAACGCTGGGCATGTTGAAGGGCGGTGATGTGGTTTATTGCGATCCGCCTTATCACGGCACGTTCACCGAATATCATTCTGGCGGTTTCACAGAAGACGATCAGCATTCACTGGCCTATGAGCTGCTGGGTATCTCCGAGCGCAATCCTGTTGTTCTTTCCAATAGCGACACGCTTTTTACTCGCAGCCTCTATCGCGATTTTGAACTCACCAACATCAATGTTGCACGGTCGGTTGGCGTCGCTGCCGGTGAAGGTAAGCGCGCAGCGGAAATCATCGCTGTGCGCTCACCTAAAAGCGGCTTGATATGGCGCGGTGTCGATATGGCGGCTGGCGAGACAGCTGCATGACTGAGGCACTTGCTTACCCGTGGAACGCACCGAAGAAAGCCATTAATCCACAAACAGACCCGGCGGAAGTTGCGCCGGTTTCTGCGCTTTCAAACCTGATCAGTCTTTATGCTGCGGATAACCAGCAGGAGCAGCTGCGCCGTGAGGCGATGAGTGATGAGGTTTGGAATCGATATTTCTACAATGAGTCCCGCGATCCCGTACAGCGTGAACTCGAACAAGACCGGCTCGTCAGTCGAGCCAAAATGGCTCGCGAGCAGCAGCAGTTCAATCCAGATTTAGTCATTGTCGCAAACGTCAGCGCCGAGCCAGTTCACATCAGCAAACCGCTGATGGAAAAAATTAAGTTCTTCCACGGTCTCAACAAGCCGCAGGCATATTCCCGCTATCTGCGCGAAACAATCCGGCCTTGCCTTGAGCGGCTTGGCCGCGTGCGCGACAGCCAGGTGTCAGCATCCTTCCGTTTCATGGCAAGTCATGAAGGACTTGAGGGGCTGATGACTCTGCCGGAAATGAATCAGAACGAAGTCAAAAGGCTGTCAACGCTGGTTGGGGCGCACATGAGCATGTGTCTTGATACAGCAAGTAGCGAATTGTTTGTTTCTGACGATGTAATGCCAGAGCAGGTGCGGCAGGTGTGGGAGGCTGTTGCTGCTGAGGCGATGCGTCTCGATGTTATCCCGCCTGCGTTTGAGCACCTGCGCAGGAAGAAACGCCGCCGCAAACCAGTTAACTACGATCTGATCCCGCCTTCGCTGGCTCGTATGCTTTGCGCCGATTGGTGGTATCGCAAGCTTTGGCAAATGCGATGCGAATGGCGCGAAGAGCAGCTGCGCGCAGCCTGCCTGGTCAACAAAAAATCATCACCGTATGTCAGCTATGAAGCAGTGATCCATAAGCGTGAGCAGCGCCGCAAATCACTTGAGTTTTTCCGCTCACACGAGCTGGTAAACGCAGATGGTGACACGCTTGATATGGAGGATGTTGTCAACGCCAGTAACAGCAACCCGGCGCATCGTCGTAACGAGATGATGGCTTGTGTTAAGGGGCTGGAGCTTATCGCCGAAATGCGTGGCGACTGCGCGGTGTTTTACACCATCACTTGCCCGTCACGCTTCCACGCCACGCTTAACAACGGCAGACCAAACCCTAAGTGGAGCAGCGAAACAGTGCGCCAGAGTAGTGACTATCTGGTTTCAACTTTTGCCGCTTTCCGCAAAGCCATGCACAAAACACACATGCGCTGGTATGGCGTGCGCGTTGCTGAGCCGCATCATGACGGAACTGTTCATTGGCATCTGCTGTGCTTCATGCGCAAGAAAGACCGCCGCTCGATCACTGAGTTGCTGCGTAAATTCGCCATACGCGAAGACCGCGCAGAGCTGGGCAGTAACACCGGTCCACGATTCAAATCTGAGCTAATCGATTCACGCAAAGGCACGCCGACCAGCTATATCGCTAAATACGTGAGTAAAAATATTGATGGGCGCGGGCTGGGTGATGAGATCAGCAAAGAAACCGGCAAATCACTGCGTGATAACGCTGAGCATGTAAGCGCATGGGCATCACTGCACCGTGTTCAGCAGTTCCGTTTCTTTGGGATTCCGGGGCGTCAGGCGTACCGCGAACTGCGCCTGCTAGCCAGCCAGGCACTTCGGATGCAGAGTGACAAAAAGCCCGGCGCGCCGGTACTTGATAATGCTCGACTCGACGCTGTGCTTGCCGCCGCTGATGCCGGCTGTTTTGCCACCTACATCATGAAACAGGGCGGCGTACTGATCCCCCGTAAACATCACATTGCCAGAACGGCATATGAACTTAACGACGAGCCGAGCGCTTATGGCGACCACGGCACGCGAATCTATGGTATCTGGTCACCGTTAGTTGAAGGGCGGATTTGCACGCACGCGACTAAATGGAAAATGGTTCGTAAGGCCGTTGACGTTCAGGAGGCGACAGCCGACAAGGGCGCTTGCGCCCCTTGGACTCGTGGCAATAACTGTCCCCCTGTTGAAAATTTAAACATTTCGAGAGGTTTCTCTGACACTGATGCAGTGCCGGAATGGGAAGAAGCAGCGTTAGAGCCTTCGCCTGATTTTGATGCGATGAGTAAAAAAGAGTGCCGGGCGCTTTTGAGTCGAATTCGTGTGGTCAAACCCAAGAGCCGGAAAGACTACAAGCAGGTAATTACAGATCACCAAAGGCAGATGTTAGAAATGGAGCTTAAGGCGCGTGGTTTCCGAGGCGATGTATCGGAAATGGAGTTGCTGATCTGCGGTGGTAGCCTGAGTTCAGGCGCTGGATTGCGAGTATTTTACCGAAATGAGCGCCTACAAGAGGATGATAAATGGCGTCAGTGGAGCTGAATCGCTTGCTTGAGCGGTCGCGCGATTATTCAGTTCAGGCTTAGTGATGTGTAACCCTCGGATGGAAACTCTAATGTATTCAATTGCCCAAAACGAGAAATGTGCCAATTGAAAATAAAAAAATGGTTCACATTTAGAAATCATTATTATACTGTACGCATAACCAGTTGTTTGTAGAGCGGAGGGATTATGCAGGATTACTTTTTGGAATCAATGAAGCTACAACGCATTGATTTATTTTTAAAACTTGTTGCTGCTAGTGATTGTACCGAAGAAGAGAAGCGCCTTGCTATCCAGTGGGTTTCTGAGCTTACTGATGAGCTAATGAGTAAGGTTAGAAGTCATGATTATTCACGAATGATGCAAACATCCGAGTGAGAGGGGTGGCTAATGCAGATTGAGATAATGATCGACAAGGAGCAAAAAATCAGCCAAGCGACACTCGATGCGCTTGAGTCTGAATTATTAAAAAACTTACTGCCTCTATATCCCTCTACTTCTATCCGCATCCGCAAGGGCGGTGCTACAGGCGTTGAGCTTAGTGGCTTGCGTCAGGATGATGACAAAAAAAATGTGATGAGCATTCTCCAGCAAGTTTGGGAAGACGATAGCTGGCAACACTGATAACCGTGCTGGCGTCAAAACTTGCTTTTGGCGTCGGCAGGGTTGAACAACGAGCATCGCGAGGCGTTAGCGTCTTGTTGTCTATTACACTTTTTTACATCTCGTGTGTTCCTGTTGTTAAGATGGATCTGCTTTGTTACTACACACATAAAGGATTTATATGGGAACAATTTTAGCCATTCTTTCGGTAGCCTTTTTATTGGCATTTGTCGTCGGCTTATTCAAGCCTTCTGCAGTTAAAATGCCCAACCGTAAACGTGCAGCTCTTATCTATTTTGGCGGGAGCATGGTTTTTAGTGTTATTGGCTCGAAAGTTGATCCGCTGCCTAAAACTATGCCGGAGCCGGATGCGGCAAAACCTGCAATTGCAGAAAAAAAGGCACAGGTAAAAGAATTTAAATATGCCGATGTAAACTTGGGTGATTATAAAAATGAGCCCAAGCAAACAAGGCATGACATAGTTGATAACTTCAACGCTTTCAAGCAAGTAGCGCCAGAAAGCACGGAAAATATGTATGCCTGCTTGAGCCAGTATAGTTTTACCAGCGCTCCTGAGTTAAAGCTAAATGAGGTGTTGGGTTGGTGCTACTCAGCATATGAGCGTTCGCCTTCGAGCCTGAGTGAGAACATTAATTTCGATAGCTTCCAAGAGAACTTTAGCCCTTGGGATGGTTCCTATCGTCCTCTCGAAAAAATGATTCAGGAGAGCATGAATGACGACTCTTCATATGATCATGTTTCAACCACCTACAGACTCGTTCTTAACAAAGACCAGCACGCGATTGTGAGAACGGTATTTCGTGGAAAAAATGCTTTTGGTGCAATTATGAAAAACTCAGTTACGGCTCGCGTTAACATCAAAACCGGTGAGATTGAGAAGATTTTGAACTAAAAGTAATACATTCCTGCGCCTGTTTGCTCGGTGCATACAGCTACTGCATGAATTTGAATGATCCTAAAGGGATCGCGAAACCCTCAGCCCGCCAGATATGGCGGGCTTTTGCTTATGTCATGCAGGTGCATGAAAAGCGATGCATAAAGCGGGCAGGCGTGGCGGGGATAGCATTGCGCGCGAGGGGGTGCAGACATGCACGCGCAGGATTTCTCAGCCGCACGGAGACGAGCGTTTTTAATTAATTCAAGCTGAGCCGAAGGGGAATAAGAAAGCCCGCAAAACGCTTCTGATTGCGCCTGTGCGGGCTTATTGGCTGGCTATATTTTATGGGCGCTTGGGCGGAGGGGAAATTTTGCCTGATGCGCTAAATTTACAGGGTTGATATCCGGGCAAACCTTTTCGCCTGCGTTCGCAGCCAGAGCAGCGACACCGGGTTGATGCGCCGAGCATTAATCAGCAGCCAGTACATAAGGTGCGAATTTAATAATCTCAACGCCAATCCAGTTGTTAATCTCCTTCATTCGCTCCTGCAGTGGTGTCAGTTCATTACGGACAAACACCTGCGCCGCCTTCACTGCATCCCCAAACCCGCCCGCGCTGTCCGGGATAATTCCCATCATCTGCGGCGGCACGCGGTGCGCGCTGAGTAAATCATCGCGGCTGGCCTTCTTGATGTTAAAGAAATCGTCTTTCGTCGCCACTTCACTGAGCGGCAAAATCTTGATGCCGTCGGGCTTGCCGTTGGGTGCGTACATAAACAGGTTGCGGAAGTTGCCGATCCCTTTGGTGTCGCGCATCGCCTGCCGCATGCGCTCGATGTCGCTGCTGCTCTGTGCGGCATCGGTCATATACAGGATGTAACCGGCGTGCGCACCGTTCTGGTAATACTTGCGGCGGAACAGCGTGGCGGCTTCGTTCAGCCAGGCGGAATTAAGCGCGCTGAGATATTCCGGCAGGCCATAAAGTTCCTGATTCACGTCCGGTTCAATCAGGTGGAAAACCTGATCCGCCTCGAACTGGTGCGCCTCTTTCCACTCGCTCACAAACCAGTACGTACCTTTCTCCACACCGCGCCGCGTATATTTGGCCGGTGACGTTTCCAGACGCAGCGGTTTGCCGAGTGTGTTGCGGCGCAGTTCGGCGAAGGCGTTGCCAAACACCAGATAATCAAGCGCAAACTTGCTGAACTCCTGCTGACTGAGCAGCGGGTGCGGGATAAACGTTGAGGCCAGAATGTTGCGCTTCACGTACAGCGGCGAGCTGTGGTGTACCGCCGAGCGCAGGCTTTTTGCGAGTCCGTGGAAGCTAACCGGCGGCTCATACCAGCGCCCGTTATGGATGCACTCGGCATAATCCATGATGTCGCGCTTATCCAGTACCGCCGTTGGCTCGCCAAAGGTAAACGCCTCGAACGGCTGCGCTGTGTCCTGCGCGGGCTGGGTGGTGGCGGTAAATGCCTTGCGGCGGTTGCGTTTGCTCATCAGTAAAATTCCATAAATGAAGGGTTAGCGCCGCCGCTGGCAGCGGTGAGCGGTTCGTTAAGCAGGGCGTGCATGATTGCCCACGCGACGTCGGCGTGGCTGGCTTCCTCGCTACGGCTTGCCTCGTAGGTTGAGCGGTTGCCGCTGGCGGTCATGGTTTTGCGGATAGCCATAAACGACTGCGTGATGTCGGTCTGGCCTGCGTCGTATTCGAGACGGCCGCTGCTGATGGTGTCCTTTGCTTTCAACACCATTGCGGTTTTCACTTCCGGCGAATATTTGATTTCCCGCGCAGCCGGAAAGAACTGGCGCACGAGCTGGAACACGCCCTGACCGATGCCGGTGGCGTCCACGCCGATGTATTCCACGGTGTACTTTTCGGTAAGCTCTTTAATCGACTGTGCCTGCGCGGCGAAATCCATGCCGCGCCACTGGTGACGCTCCAGCACGCGGAACTTACCGCCCGCAACCAGCGGCGGCGCGATCACCGCGCATCCGGCACTGTCGCCGGTGTGTGACGGGTCGTAACCAATCCACACCGGGCGATAGTCAAACGGGCGCAGCGCGTACGGGTTGAAGTCGTCCCACTCTTCCATGCTGTCAACCATGCAGGTCTGCAGCTCGGCGAACGGGAACACGCTGGCTTCGTCGTCCACAAATTCGCACATCAGCAGGTTCTGATACTCCGCCGGGCTGTATTCGAGCTGCAGCTGATCGATGTCGAACAGGTTGCAGCCGCCGCTCAGCGCGTCCTCAACGGTGACAATCTGCCGCCACTGACCGTCGCCGCACAGCGCGCCTTTTGCCAGATGGGAATGCGAGAGATCCAGCTCGATACGGTCATCGCGGTTGCGCCGTCCCTTGTTGAACAGCTCGCCCGACCAGAACGGATAGGCGCTGTGCGACAGGCTCGACGGCGTGGAAAAGTAGGTGGTGCGCCACTTTTTGTGCAGCGACATGCCGCTGGCGACCTTGCGCAGCTCCTGAAACTTCGGGATCCAGAAATATTCGTCCAGGTACAGGTTGCCGGTGTAGCTCTGCGCGGTGCGCACGTTAGTACCAAGAAAAATCAGGCGCGCGCCGTTGGGCAGCACAATCGGATCGCCTTTCAGGTCAACGTCAGCCTGTCGGGCAAAGTCGAGAATGTAGTTTTTGAAGACGTGCGCCTGCGCCTTGCTGGCCGACAGGAAAATCTGGTTGCGGCCGGTGGTCAGCGCATCGATCAGCGCCTCGCGGGCAAAGTAGAACGTTGCGCCAATCTGTCGCGATTTGAGAATGTTGCGGATGCGGTGCGCCAGCCCGGCTTTGTGCCAGTTGAGCTGATATTCAAAGCAGTTATCCATAAACAGGCCGGTGAGTTTCTCGGTCTGCTCGTCGCTGAACACGTTCTTAATCACCGGCTGGCGCTCGCCTTTGTTGCGGTTGCGCACGTTGGGATTCAAATCCGCTTCGTTACCGCTGCTGCGGTAGCGCTCAACGCGCGCCAGCCGCTCAATCTGGCGGCCGAGCGCGTCTATCTCTTTGTAATCACCATTGCCCTTGACCTCTTTCATGATGAGCTGAATCAACCGCGCTTCCATGCTGGCTTCCACGCGACTGATGGGCGCGATGCTGTCCCACTCGTCGCGCAGTTTCCAGCTCTGCACGGTCGGCGTTTTTTGTCCGATCGCTTCCGCAATCTGGCGCACGGAATATCCCTGCCAGTAAAGCAGCGCAGCCTGACGGCGCGGATCGCTGATGATGGTGCCGGGTGTCATGTTCATGCCGCTAAGGCTACCGGTGGCGAAAATGGCGCGCCTGCGCTGGCTGTTTGCTGGTACATGAGCGGGCTGGCTTTCGTTGAGGGATGAGGTGGCGACGGGGAAACTGACCCCGAACCGAACCTACCCACTGACCGGAGCCTGTTTAATGGCAACAACTAAAGCAAAGCGTTTCCGCATCGCCGTTGAGGGTGCAACCACCGACGGCCGCGAGATTTCCCGCGAGTGGATTACGCAAATGGCGAAGAACTACGACCCGACCGTCTACGGTGCGCGCGTCAACATGGAACACATCAAGGGCTACGCCGCCGACAGTCCGTTCCGCCGCTATGGCGACGTAACAAAGCTCGAAGTTGAAGAAATCACCGAAGGCGCGCTGGCGGGCAAGCTCGCGCTTTACGGCTACATCGATCCGACGCCTGAGCTGGTTGAGCTCACGAAGGCACGCCAGAAGATTTACACCTCAATTGAGGTTAATCCGCAATTCGCTGACACCGGCGAAGCCTATCTGGTTGGTCTTGCAGTTACCGACGACCCGGCCAGCCTCGGCACGGAGTACCTGAGTTTCAGCGCCACGGCGAAAGCCAACCCGCTGGCGTCGCGCAAGCTGGACAAAGACAACCTGTTTACCGCCGCCGAAGAAACCCTGATTGAGCTGTACGAAGAAGCCGACGCCGCCCCGTCGCTGCTGTCCCGCGTGAAAGAGGTGTTTACCCGCAAAGCGAAAACCGACGACGAGCGTTTTAACGACGTGAGCGCGGCGGTAACAGTCATTGCCGAGCAGGTGCAGCACAACGGCGAAAGCCATGCGCAGCAGCTGGCGACGCTGGAAAAGACCTTTACCGATCGCCTTGATGCGCTGGAAGCCGAACGCGGTAAAGACCGCGAAGCGCTGAGCACGCTGCAGGACACGCTCGCCCGCACCGACGGTAACTTCAACCATCGTCCGCCTGCCACCGGCGGCGACAACAAATCCAGCGTAATGACCGACTGCTGATAACCCCGAACACTGATAAACAGGAAAGCCAATGCGCAAGCAAACCCGCTTCAAATTTAACGCCTATATGTCACGCGTCGCCGAACTGAACGGCGTTGAAATCGACGACATGAACAAAAAATTCAGCGTCGAGCCGTCCGTGACGCAGAAGCTGATGACCCGCGTGCAGGAGTCGTCCGCGTTTCTGACCCGCATCAACATCGTGCCCGTGCCGGAAATGAAGGGTGAAAAAATCGGCGTCGGCGTGTCCGGCTCGATTGCCAGCACCACCGACACTGCAGGCGGCGACGAGCGCGAGACCGCTGACTTTGCATCGTTGGACAGCCAGGGCTATGAGTGCGTGCAGGTGAACTTCGATTTCCACATCCGCTACAACACGCTTGACCTGTGGGCGCGCTACGAAGATTTCCAGACGCGCTTGCGCGACGCCATTATTCAGCGTCAGGCGCTTGACCGCATCATGATCGGTTTCAACGGCACGCACCGCGCCAAAACCTCGAACCGCGCGGCGAACCCGATGCTGCAGGACGTGGCCGTGGGCTGGCTGCAGAAGTACCGCAACGAAGCGCCAACCCGCGTGATGAGCAAAATCACCGACGGTGCAGGTGCGGTGATTTCACCGACCATCCGCATCGGTAAAGGTGGCGACTATGCCAACCTCGATGCGCTGGTGATGGATGCCACCAACAACCTGATCGAGCCGTGGTATCAGGAAGACCCGGAGCTGGTCGTTATCGTTGGCCGTCAGCTGCTGGCCGACAAGTATTTCCCGATCGTTAACCAGACGCAGCCGAACACCGAGCAGCTTGCCGCCGATCTCATCGTCAGCCAGAAGCGCATCGGCAACCTGCCCGCCGTGCGCGTGCCGTACTTCCCGGCCAACGCCATGATGATCACCCGCACTGATAACCTGTCGATTTACTGGCAGGAAGGCACGCAGCGCCGCCACATCGAAGAAGTGCCGAAGCGCGACCGCATCGAGAACTACGAGTCGGCCAACGAAGACTACGTGGTGGAAGACTACGCGGCGGGCTGCGTGATCGAGAACATCGAACTCGGTGATTTCAGCGAAGCGCCAGCAGACACCACGCCAGCCCCGGAGGCGGGAGAGTAACGCATGCTGAGTCCCGCCCGCCGTCACCGGATGCGCGTTCAGGCCGAAACCGAAACGCAGCGGAACGCGAATCTGCTGCGCCATGCCACCGGCTATGAGCAGATGCTCGTGAAACTCAACGAGGACAAGCGCCGCCTGAAAAAAATCCACTCGGTCGAGCGCAAAGCGGAGCTTAAGCGCCAGCTTTTGCCCGACTACCTGCCGTGGATTGCAGGCGTGATGAACAGCGGGCGCGGCGCGCAGGATGCGATCGTGATGACCGTCATGATCTGGCGGCTGGACACCGGTGACGTAAACGGCGCGCTTGAAATCGCCCGCTACGCGTTGCAGCACGGTCTGGTGCCGCCCGACGGTTTTAAACGCGACAGCCTGCCGTACCTGCTGGCCGAAGAAGTGGCCAGCACCGCGACGCGTGCCTGGACGGCAAAAGAAGCGGTCGATATTGCGCCGCTGCTTGAAACCATCCGGCTGACCGACGCCGAAGACATGCCCGATCAAGTGCGCGCCAAGCTGCACAAAATCGTCGGGTATGTGTATCGCGACGCGGGCGGGACTCTGGAAGCGATGAACCACCTGAAACGCGCGCTGCAGCTGCATGAGGGCTGCGGCGTGAAAAAAGACATAGAGCGGCTGGCGACTGCCATGAAAAAGCAGGCGCAGGCCAGCCGCTGACCGGACGCGACCCCGCGCAGGGCGGCAGGACGGCAATGCACTTTAAGTGTCTGCGCCGTCCTCCACCGCCCACCTATTTCTGAGGCCAACTATGAGCACGCTGGTAATTGCAGCACAGCGACCGGCAGAGACTGCCGAGCCGCCGGTTAAGAATACCTTTTTCTGGCCTGATATCGACCTGCAGCAGCTGCGCGAATCGCTGCGCTATGAGGGAACGGTCACCGCGCAGCGCCTGCGGCTGGCGGTGAAAAATGCGATTGCCGAAGTCAACGGCGAGCTGTACGAGTGGCGCGCCGATCGCATGGCGGCGGGCTTCAAAACGCTGGCTGACGTTCCGGCCGAATCGCTGGACGGCGTGAGCGAGAAAATCACGTACTACCTCGCGGCCGTTGAGGCGATCACCGCCGCCACCATCGCCGAGCGCTATCGCGGCTATGACGCCAGCGGCGCAAACAAAGCTAACGCCGTTGAGGCCAGCGCCGACGAATACTGGCGCGACGCGCGTTTCAGTATCAGCCGCGTGGCTGAGCGGCATGGCTGCATTGTGAGCCTGCTGTGAGGCGGGTTTACGCGCTGCAGGGCGATACGGTGGATGACCTCTGCTATCGGTATTACGGCCGCACGCAGCAGGTGACGGAATCCGTGCTTGCCGCAAATCCCGGCCTCGCCGATGCCGGTGCGGTGCTGCCGCACGGCTGGCCGGTTGACCTGCCTGAGCTGCCGGAATCCTCAACGGGCGAAACCGTGAACCTATGGGACTGACTATGAACATCACAATGGAGCGCATCACCGCCTTTATCACCTACTGCGTGGCGGTGGTGATGGGCTGGCTCGGCAAGTGGGATTTACAGGACGTGGCGACGCTGCTCGGCATGGTGCTCGGCGTCGGCATGTTTCTCGTGAGCTGGTATTACCGCCGCAAAACCTACCAGCTTTTTCTGAGCGGGCGCATCAGCCGGGGTGAGTATGAGTCTGCAAATCGTTAAGCGCTGTGCGATCGGCGTGGTGCTGGCAATCGCTACCACGCTGCCGGGCTTTCAGCAGCTGCACACCTCCGTTGAGGGGCTGAAACTGATTGCTGACTATGAAGGCTGTCGCCTGAGTCCGTACAAATGCGCCGCGGACAAGTGGACGGACGGCATCGGCAACACTGTCGGCGTCGTGCCGGGGAAAACCATCACCGAGCGGCAGGCGGCGGGCACGTTTATTGCCAACGTGCTGCGCGCCGAAAAAGCGCTGGCGCGTTGCCTCTTCGTGATAGTGCCGCAAAAGGTCTACGACGCCTTCGTGTCGCTCGCCTTCAATGTCGGCACGGGCAACGCCTGCAGCTCAACAATGGTGAAGCTGCTGAATGAGGGGCGCTGGCGCGAAGCCTGCTACCAGCTGCCGCGCTGGGTGTACGTGAAAGGCGTATTTAATCAGGGGCTGGATAACCGCCGCGTGCGCGAGCTGGCATGGTGTCTCAGGGGGGCGCTTTGATGCGCGTTACCGCAACGCTGCTTGCCGTCGTGCTGCTGGCGCTGGCGTTTACCGGCTGGCGCTGGTCGGTGGTCAGTGACGAGCTGGCGGGCGCGCAGCGCATCATCGGCACGCTGTCGGCAGGCATCGAGAGCCGCGACAAAGCGATTAACCGCCTCAACAGTGAAAACCTGCAGGGGCAGAAACGCGAGGCTGCACTGCGGCTGATGCAGGGACGCGCCAGCGCCGGAGCCTTAACCCGCGAAGCACACATACAGAGGGAAACCGATGCGAGTCCGATTCTACGTGAGTGGTCTGCTGCTGCTCTGCCTGACAATGTTATCCGGCTGCACAGCCGTCCCGCCTTCGCCAGCGCCAGAGATTATCTGGATTGGCTGTCCGCGCGTGACAAGCTGCCCGGTTCCGGGCAACAGCCTCAAAACGGCGGGCGATCTGGCGGCGGATAACCGCCAGCTTGAGGCAGCGCTCGCGTCATGCGGGCTGCAGATTGAAGTCATCAAAGAGTGCCAGGAGCAACACGATGCTGAAACCGCAACAACTGCGCAAGGCGCTGACCGACAACGTGCCGCTGCTGCAGCGCAACCCTGACAGCCTGAACGTGTTTATCGACAGCGGGCGTATTGTCTCCACGCTCGCCACCTCGCTGTCGTTTGAGTATCAGTACCGCCTGAACATGGTGATCACCGATTACACCGGCGATATCGACCTGCTGATTGTGCCGATGCTGGAATGGCTGCGGGTGAATGAACCCGACGTCATGGCGACGAAGGACAAGCAGCAGAACGGTTTCACGTTCAAGGCGGACGTGATCAGCGATACGGCCAGCGATATCAGCATCGACCTGCAGCTCACCGAGCGCGTGATTATCCGGCGCGTCGGCGACGAACTTCACGTCAATCACGTTGGCGAAAATCCGCTGCCGGAGAATGACGCGCGGCCGCTGCAGCTTTATGCGCACGGCCAGCTCATCAGTGAGTGGCAGTCATGAGTGACTTGGAGCTGGTTAATGACCGCCTCAATGCGCTGATCGGCAACCTGTCGCCACAGTCACGCAAAGAGATGGCGCGCAACATCGCGAAGAAGCTACGCGCCAGCCAGCAGCAGAACATCAAGCGCCAGCAGTCACCTGACGGCACGCCGTACAAGCCGCGTAAGGAGCAGCCGATACGCGGCAAAAAAGGCCGGGTAAAGCGCGAGATGTTTGCGAAGCTGCGCACGGCAAAATATCTGAAGGCGCGGGCAACCACGAATGAGGCGGTGGTCGAGTTTGCCGGGAAAGTGCAACGCATGGTGCGGGTGCATCATTATGGCCTGCGCGATCGCCCGTCGCGCAAAGGTAAAGATGTGCGATACGAAGCGCGCCCGCTGCTAGGGGTAAGTGAGCACGAGATGCAGCTTATCGAAACTGAAATCATCACCCGATTATCCCACTGATCTGTCCTGCCATTGATGAGCGCGCGGCAATGCATTGCCGCCCTTATCCCTCAACGTGACACTAATACCCATGAACGAACAGATAGCAGAAATCCTGCGCCTGCTGCGCAACCTGATCCGCATTGGCACCGTGTCCGCCGTAAAACTGGACGACGGGTTATGCCGGGTGGATACAGGAAACAACACAACCGGCTGGCTTCACTGGCTTACCGCCCGTGCGGGTAAAACCCGCTCGTGGAATGCGCCGTCGGTGGGCGAGCAGGTGCTCGTTTTATGTCTCGGTGGCGAACTCGATACCGGCTTTGTGTTGCCAGGCATTTTCTCCGACGACAATCCCGCCCCGTCTGCCTCGGCTGACGCGCTGCACTGGTCATTTCCCGACGGCGCGGTGATCGAGTATGAACCGGCGACCGGCGCGCTAACGGCCAGCGGTATTCAGACCGCCACTATCAGCGCGGCCGTGCAGGTGCTGCTCGATACGCCGCTGGTTGAATGCACGAATCTACTCCGAACCGCGCAGCTCGACGTCACCGGCGGCGGCACGATGAAAGGCGACATTACCCACACCGCCGGCTCACTGAGTTCAAACGGCAAGGTGCTGCACTCGCACAAACATCCGGGCGACAGTGGCGGCCAGACGGGGACACCAATATGACGGCGGCAAAATATACCGGCATGAACCGCGACACCGGCGCGGCGATGAGTGACATCGAACACATCCGGCAGTCGGTACGCGACATCCTGCTGACGCCGCTCGGCTCGCGGGTGATGCGCCGCAACTATGGCTCGCTGCTGTCGGCGCTGATTGACCAGCCGCAGAACGAAGCGCTGCGCCTTCAGATTATGTCGGCCTGCTACGTGGCGCTCCTGCAGTGGGAGCCGCGCGTCAAACTCACCGCGATCAACTTTGAGTCGGATTTCAACGGCGGCATGGTGGTCGAGCTGACCGGCACACGCACCGACACCACGCAGCCTTTTTCCTTCACCGTTCCTGTGAGCTGAGAACATGCCAACCATTGACCTGAGCCAGCTACCCGCACCCGCTGTGGTGGAAATGCTGGACTATGAAACCCTGCTGGCCGAGCGCAAAGCCACGCTGATTTCGCTCTATCCCGAAGAACAGCGCGAAGCGATTGCGCGCACGCTGTCGCTCGAATCTGAACCCATCGTCAAGCTGCTGCAGGAAAACGCCTATCGCGAAGTGCTGCTGCGCCAGCGCATCAACGAGGCGGCAAAAGGCGTCATGGTGGCGTACGCGCTGGATGCTGACCTTGACCAGCTCGGCGCAAACAATGGCGTCGAGCGCCTGACCATCGCACCGGACGACGGCACCACCATTCCGCCGACGGCGGCGGTGATGGAAAGCAACGACGACTATCGCGCGCGTATTGCCGCCGCGTTTGAAGGGCTGAGCGTGGCCGGTCCGACCGGCGCATATGAATACCACGCGCGCAGCGCCGACGGCCGCGTGGCGGATGCATCCGCAATCAGCCCGTCGCCTGCTGTTGTCACCGTGACCGTGCTTGCTCGCGAGGGTGATGGCACAGCCGCCGCTGACCTGCTGGCCGTGGTCGATAAGGCGCTGAACGATGAGAACGTGCGCCCGGTGTCTGACCGCGTGAATGTGCGATCGGCGGAGATTGTGAACTACGCGATTGAGGCCGAAATCTTTATTTACCCTGGTCCCGAAGCGGAGCCGGTGCGGGCGGCGTCAGAGGCCAAGCTTGCCGCGTACGTCACGGCGCAAAAGCGGCTCGGGCGCGACATTCGCCTGTCGGCACTGTATGCGGCCATTCACGTTGAAGGCGTGCAGCGCGTCAACTTGATCCAGCCCGCCGCCGACGTGGTGCTCGATAAAACGCAGGCCGCGTACTGCACCGGCTACACGCTGAGCGTCGGGGGTTCCGATGAGTGATCGCCTGCTGCCCACCGGTTCGTCGGCGCTGGAGGTGGCCGCCGCCGAGGCGCTGGCAGGCCTCAGCACGATGAACGTGCCGCTGCGCCAGCTGTGGAACCCGCACACCTGCCCGCTGGCGCTGCTGCCTTATCTGGCGTGGGCGTGGTCGGTTGACCGCTGGGATTCCGGCTGGAGCGAATCCACCAAGCGCGACGTGGTGGCGTCCGCGCGATATGTACACCGGCATAAAGGCACTATCGGCGCTATCCGGCGCGTGGTGGAGCCGCTCGGTTATCTGATCCGGGTGCTGGAGTGGTGGAAAACCAGTGAAGCACCTGGCACGTTTCGCCTCGATGTTGGCGTGCTCGATACCGGCATCACCGAGGAAATGTACAACGAGCTGGAACGGCTGATTGCCGATGCCAAACCGTGCAGCCGTCACCTCATCGGGCTGTCTATCAACCTCGATGCAAACGGCGCAATCCCGGTGGCGGTTGCCAGCTACAGCGGCGACGAGCTGACCGTTTATCCCTACACACCAGACATTATCAGCACCGGCGGCGCGGCGTATTCCGGCGCGGCGGTGCATCTAATCGACCTGACGGAAGTGAGCGTATAACGATGAAATATTTTGCCCTGCTGACCAATCAGGGCGCGGCTATTCTGGCAAACGCCGCCGCGCTCGGAACCAAAGTAAACATCACCGCAATGGCGGTCGGCGACGGTGGCGGCACGCTGCCCACGCCTGACGCGGCACAGACGAAGCTTGTCGGCGAGAAACGCCGCGCACAGCTCAACTCGCTGACCATCGACACCGCCAACAGCAGCCAGATTATCGCCGAGCAGGTGATCCCCGAAAGCGAAGGCGGTTTCTGGATTCGTGAAATCGGCCTGTTTGATGCAGACGGCGTGATGATTGCCGTGGCGAACTGCGCCGAAACCTACAAGCCGCAGCTTGCTGAGGGCAGCGGCCGCACGCAGACCGTGCGCATGATTATCATCGTGAACAGCACCAGCGCGGTGACGCTGAAAATCGACCCGGCCGTGGTGCTGGCAACGCGTAAATACGTTGATGATGCGGTGATCGAGGTGAAAGCCTACGCCGACAGCCTTATGGCCGCGCACCTGAAAGCCGCCGACCCACACACACAGTACGCGCCGAAAGAAAGCCCGACGCTCACCGGCACGCCGAAAGCCCCGACGGCAGCGGCGGGAACCAACACCACGCAAATTGCCAGCACCGCTTTTGTGCAGGCTGTAGCAACAGGCATTAACAACGCGCTGGCGCTGAAAGCACCGCTCACCAGCCCTGCACTGACCGGCACACCAACCGCACCCACAGCGGCGCAGTCAGTGAACAACACGCAGTTGGCAACCACGGCATTTGTGAAGTCGGCGATTGCGGCGCTGGTTGCCTCATCACCGGCGGCGCTGGACACGCTGAAAGAGCTGGCTGACGCGCTGGGTAACGATCCGAACTTTGCCGCCACGATGATGAATGCGCTGGCCGGTAAAATGGACATCGCTAAAAACGGTAGTGACATCGCCGATGTGGCAGCATTTCTGCGAAATCTTGGTTTAGGTGAAGCCGCAAAGCGCGCCGTTGGCACTGGCGTAAACCAAATCCCGGACATGAGCAGCTTTCCTTTCCAGCGTGGTGGTGCGTGGTACAGGCAGCACCCGTCGGGCATGATTGAACAGGGCGGCTCATTCAGCGTTGCCGGTTCATCCCTTTCGCAGAAGGTGACGGTCAACTTGCCGATCCCCTTCCCGAATGTCTGTGTCGGTATCTGGTACAGCTACCAGACCGAAGACCCGAGTTCTCGCTTTGCTGGAACCTATACTAAAGCGCAGGGTTCATTTGTTGCCTCAATTGTTTGCCCGACGGCCAACACGGTGTATTACAGAGCGGAGGGATATTAATGAAATTTCAATGGTCAGCCATTAACAATGCGTTTATTCCGGCAACCATGCAAAGCCAGTATTTACAGGCCGGATGGGATTTAGCGGACAGCGTACCGGTCGATGACGGGCTTGTTGTTGAGTACATGGGCGAAGCGCCGACCGGTATGATGCGAGTGGTTGGTGATGACGGCTTGCCCGCATGGGGCGAAATCCCAGAAATCCCGGTCAACCCGGAAGCGGAAGCCTTTTAACACAGGTTGTCTGTTTGTTGTTCCATAAACAAACTGCAACCGCATGCGCCGCCCCGCCTGACCTGCCACCCTGAGCACACCTTTTACCAGGAGTGCAACGAATGGCCGATTACCATCACGGTGTCCGCGTCGTCGAAGTCAACGATGGCACGCGCACCATTTCCACCGTATCAACCGCTATTGTCGGCATGGTCTGCACCGCCGACGATGCGGACGCGGCAACCTTCCCGCTCAATACCCCGGTGCTCATCACCAACGTGCAGGGCGCGGTCGGCAAAGCTGGCGTGAAAGGCACGCTCGCCGCCGCGCTACAGGCTATCGCCGATCAGTCGAAGCCCGTCACCGTCGTGGTGCGCGTGGCCGAAGGCGACGACGAAGCCGAAACCATTTCCAACATCATCGGCGGCACTGACCTCAACGGCCAGTACACCGGCATGAAAGCGCTGCTCGCCGCGCAGACGCAGCTCGACGTCAAGCCACGCATTCTCGGCGTGCCGGGACTCGACTCGCTGGAAGTGGCGACCGCACTTGCCAGCATCGCGCAGCAGCTGCGCGCCTTCGCCTACGTGTCGGCATGGGAATGCAGCACCATTTCAGAAGCCCGCCTGTACCGCCAGAATTTCAGCCAGCGCGAAATCATGGTGATCTGGCCGGACTTCCTCGCGTGGAATACCACCACCAACAAATCGGACGTGGCCTACGCCACCGCCCGCGCACTCGGCCTGCGCGCCAAAATCGACAACGACACCGGCTGGCATAAAACCCTGTCAAACGTCGGCGTGAACGGCGTGACCGGAATTTCAGCGTCGGTCTTCTGGGACTTGCAGCAGGTCGGTACTGACGCTGACCTGCTTAATGAGGCGGGCGTCACCACACTTATTCGCAAGGACGGTTTCCGCTTCTGGGGCAACCGCACATGCAGCGACGACCCGCTGTTCCAGTTCGAGAACTACACCCGCACCGCGCAGGTGCTGGCGGACACCATCGCCGAGGCGCATATGTGGGCGGTCGATAAGCCGCTGACGCCGGTACTGGTGAAAGAAATCATTGCGGGTATCAACGCCAAGTTTCGCGAGCTGGTGAGCGCCGGTTATCTGCTGGGCGCGTCCGCCTGGTATGACGAAAGCGCCAACGATAAAGACACCCTGAAAGCGGGCAAACTCTTTATCGACTACGACTATACGCCGGTTCCGCCGCTGGAAGATTTAACCTTCCGCCAGCGCATTACCGACAGCTATCTGGCGACCTTCGCCGCATCCGTAAACAGTTAAGGAGCCGGATAAATGGCACTGCCACGCAAACTAAAAGGCATGAACCTGTTCAACGACGCCAACAGCTATCAGGGCGTCGTCACCGCCGTGACGTTGCCGAAGCTGGCGCGCAAGCTCGACGCGTACCGCGCGGGCGGCATGAGCGGCGCGGCCTTCATCGACAACGGTCTGGAAGATGACGCGCTCGATATGGAATGGACTATCGGCGGCATTGATGAGCTGGTGCTCTCGCAGTGGGGCGCGTCCGCTGTCCCGATGCGTTTTACCGGCTCGTATCAGCGCGACGACACCGGCGAAGAAATTGCGGTCGAGGTCGAGGTGCGCGGCAAGCACCAGAGCTTTGATTTCGGCGAAGCCAAGCAGGGCGAAGACACCGAAACCAAAATCACCAGCAAGAACACCTATTTCAAGCTTACGTGGAACGGCAAGGAGCTGATCGAGATCGACACCGTGAACATGGTGGAAAAGGTCAACGGCGTTGACCGCCTTGAAGCGCGCCGCAAAAACCTCGGCCTCTTGTAACCTAATTGCCAGCACCGTTCCGGTGCTGGCCTTACCTGACTACAGTGAATGGAAATGAACATGGAAAAGAACGACAACACCGTAATTCTTGAAAGCCCGATTAAGCGCGGCGACACCGAGATTACGCAGATTGAACTGACCAAGCCGACCGCCGGAAGCCTGCGCGGCGTGCGCCTGGCGGATTTGTGTCAGTCAGACGTTGACGCGCTGCTGACCGTGCTGCCGCGTATCACCTCGCCTTCGCTGACCAAGCCGGAGTGTAACAACCTTGATCCGGTTGACCTGATTGCGCTCGGCGGCAAGGTGATTGTTTTTTTAACCTCGAAGTCGGGCGAATAGCCTGGCCGGTCGGCCTGACGGTTAACGACCTGATAGCCGACATCGCCACGATATTCCACTGGCCGCCCTCCGAGATGTACGCCATGCCGCTGGCCGAGTTGCTGGAGTGGCGGCACAAAGCCTTGATCCGCAGCGGAGCAGACCCGGATGAGCAATAACCTCAAGGTGCAGGTGCTGCTGAACGCGGTAGACCGTGCATCACGTCCCTTCAAAGCCGTACAGACTGCGACTAAAGGTCTGGCAACCGACATCCGCCAGACGCAGGACAGCATCCGCGATCTGGATGCGCAGTCGGGCAAAATCGACGGTTTCCGCCAGACCAGTGCGCAGCTGGCCGTCACGCAGCAGAAGCTGAAAAACGCCAAAGCCGAAGCCGAAGCGCTGGCCGTGGCGTTTCGCAACACCGCCCGCCCCACGGCGCAGCAGGCGCGCGAGCTGGAGAAGGCAAAGCAGGCGGCCGCCGCGCTGCAGACCAAATCTAACTCGCTGCGACTCTCAGTACAGCAGCAGCGCGACGCGCTGGCGGCGGCGGGCATTTCCACGCGCAACCTGAGCAGCGAGCAGCGGCGACTGAAAGAGGCCGCCGCGCAGGCAACGCAGAACCTCAACCGGCAAAAGCTGGAGATGCAGCGCCTCAATGCACAGCAGGAGCGGCTCAACCGCGTCAGTGAGCGTTACCGACGCGGGCAGGAGTTGTCCGCGAAGGTGCGCAACGGCGGCGCGGCGGCGTTTGCCGGTGGTAGCGCCGCGCTCTATGCCGGTAGTCGGCTTATCGCACCTGAAATCCAGACGCTACACAGCGGCGCGCTGATTGCTGCCCGGCAGGGCGAAAGCGCTGCGAAAGGTGGCGACTATACCGCTGCCATTCAGCGCATCAACGCATCGGGCGTGAGCGGTGACCTTGAGCAGATTACCGAGGCGGTGTCGGCAGTGCGCAGCACGCTTGGTACGCTCGGCAACGTGGGCGAAGCGGAGTTAGACCGCATCACTCGCAAGGCGCTGGATATGCAGTCCACCTTCGGCACCGACACCGCCGAGAGCATCCAGATAGCCGCGATCATGATGAAAAACAAGCTGGCGGCCAACAGCGATGAGGCGCTGGATTTAATTGTTTCCGGCATGCAGCGCGTGTCAGCTGGTATGCGCGGCGAAATGCCCGAAATTCTGCACGAGTATTCGACGCACTTCCGCAATATGGGATTCACCGGCGCGGAGGCAATGTCGCTGCTGGTTGATATGTCGAAGCAGGGCAAGTTTGCACTCGACAAAACCGGCGACGCGATTAAGGAGTTCAGCATTCGCGGCTCGGACATGTCGAAAAACAGCGTAGCCGCCTATCAGGAAATTGGTCTCAACGCTAAAAAGATGTCGCGCGATATTGCCAGCGGTGGTGACAAAGCCCGCGTGGCCATGCAGAAAACCGCGAAAGGGCTGCTTGCCATTAAAGACCCGGCCGCGCGGGCAAACGCGGCGATTTCCCTGTTCGGCACGCCGGTTGAAGATTTATCCGTTGACCAGATACCGGCATTTCTCGGCGCGCTGGCGGGCGTGAAAAACCAGCTCGGCGACGTCACCGGCGCGGCCGCTCGCATGGGCGACACGCTGCGCAATAACCTGTCGGGCGACGTAGCGAAACTCAAAGGCTCGTTTGAGGGACTGCGCTTTAACGTCTTTAAGGGGATGGATAACCATCTTCGCGTGATGACCAAAAGCGCGACCAAGTGGATTGAAAAGCTCGATGCGTGGGTGACGAAAAATCCCACCCTGACGGCCAATCTGGTGATGGTGACCGGCGCAATTGCCGGAGTGGCGGCGGTGCTCGGCGGCGTCGGGCTGGTTATCTGGCCGGTGATGATGGGCATCAATGCGCTTATTGCGGGCGCGGGCATGCTGAGCGTCGGATTCAGCATCGCCGGTGGCGCGATTGTCACGGCGCTCGGCGCAATCACGCTACCGCTGCTGGCGATCGGCGCGGCTATCGTCGCCGGTGCGCTGCTGGTGCGTAAATACTGGGAGCCAATCAGCGCCTTTATGTCGGGCGTCGCCGCAGGATTCACCGCCGCGATGGGTCCGATTGGTGAGTCGTTTGGCTCGCTCAAGCCGCCGTTTGAATGGCTGGGCGGCAAGGTGAAAGAGCTGTGGGAATGGTTCGGCCGCCTGCTGGAGCCGGTGAAGTCCACGCAGGCGGAGCTGGCATCGGCCGGTGAGATGGGCAAGAAGTTCGGCAACATGCTGGCTGAGGCGCTGAAAATTCCGGGCGAAGCGCTTGACCAGCTGCGCGGCGGCATCGACTGGGTGCTGGAAAAGCTCGGCATTATCGACACCAAATCCAGCGGCATCAAAGACAAAGTGCCGTCACCCGATCCGCTGGCGACCGGCGGATCGGGCGTGGAAAGCAATGGTCTGCAGTACAGTCTGGCAACCGGCGGTGCGCCGTATCGCCCGGTGTCTGCGCCTTCTGGCGGTGGCGGCTTTACCGACCGCAGCCAGAACACCTATCAGTATGAAATCAGGATGCACGAAGGCATGACCAAAGACGATGCGCTGGCGCTCATGGCGCAGCATCAGGCGAAAGAGCAGCGCAACCGGCAGGCGCAGAACCGCAGTAAAATGGGCTGGGAGGATTAACCGATGATGATGATCTACGGCATGATGCCGTTCATGCGTCAGACGCTGCCGTATGGCGAGCTGCAGCAGAATATCGATTACCGCTGGCCGACAAACAGCCGCATCGGGCAGCGACCGGCGGCGCAGTTTATCGGCGTGGGCGATGAGAAAATCACGCTGTCCGGTGAGCTGCGCCCGGAAATCACCGGCGGTGCTGTTTCACTCATGACGGTGCGCCTGCTGGCCGATCAGGGTATGGCGTGGCCGCTGATTGGCGGCAGCGGCATGATTTACGGCATGTACGTGATCGAGAGCATTTCGAGCGCGCACAGCGAGTTTTTCCCCAACGGGGCGGCCAGTAAAATCATGTTTACCCTGAACCTCAAGCGTGTGGATGAGTCGCTGACCTCGATGTTTGGCGATCTGAAAAAGCAGGCTGACGGTCTGATCGGCGGCGTGACCAATCTGCCAGGGCAAATCACCTCGGCGATCGACAGCGCTAAATCGGCGGCCGGGAGCCTTATTTCATCGGCGGGAGGGTTGTTCGGATGACCGGCATCAGTGGATTGCCGGTGCAGGCAGGCGCGCGCCTGGCGCCGGATTTTTTACTCAAGGTGAACGCAAAGGACGTGACCACCAACCTGCGCGACCGGCTGTTATCACTGACGCTCACCGACAATCGCGGCTTTGAAGCTGACCAGCTCGACATCGAGCTGGACGACGCCGACGGCAAGCTGGCGATGCCGGTGCGCGGCGCTGAGCTGTCGCTGTTTCTCGGCTGGAAGGGGCAGGCGCTGGTCGGCAAAGGCACGTTTACCGTGGATGAGGTGGAGCACCACGGCGCGCCGGACACGATGACCATTCGCGCCCGCAGCGCCGACTTTCGCGGCTCGCTCAATTCCCGCCGTGAGGTGTCTTACCATGACACCACGCTCGGTGCGATCGTTGAGCAGATTGCCGGACGCAACAATCTGAAAGCCATACTGGCCGACGGCTTTGCCACCATCGCGGTGGCACACATCGACCAGACGCAGGAAACCGACGCGAAGTTTTTAACCCGCCTTGCCACGCTGTATGGCGCAGTGGCAGCGATCAAGGCCGGACGGCTGCTGTTTATCCGGCCGGGGAACGGCGTCACGCTGAGCGGCAAGCCCATACCGCAGATGACCATCACGCGCAAAGACGGCGACCGGCACAGTTTCAGCATTGCCGATCGAGGCGCGTACACCGGCGTGTCGGCGAGCTGGCTGCACACCAAAGACCCGAAGCCAAAGAAAGTGAAGTTGAAGCGTAAGCCCAAAGCGCAGCCACAGAGTGGGGTGACGCACCCGGACGCGAAGAAGACCACGGCGAAAGTGCCTGAAGCAAGGGAAGGCAATTATCTTGAGGGCAGCGAAGACAACGTGTTCACGCTGACGACGGTATTTTCCAGCCAGAAAACCGCGATGAGTGCGGCAAAGGCCAAGTGGGAAAAGCTGCAGCGCGGCGTGGCGGAGTTCTCGCTCACGCTGGCAATGGGACGCGCAGACCTGTACCCGGAAACGCCGGTCAAAGTCAGTGGCTTTAAATCGGTGATTGATGCGCAGCCGTGGCTCATTAGTAAAGTAACGCACAATCTGAGCAGCGGCGGTTACACCACGCAGCTGGAATTTGAGGTGCTGCTTTCGGATGTTGAGTATCAATCCATAGATGGCGATTAGAGATTTAACTCTTAACGAATAGTGATGTTTGTTGCTCTTTTTGTGTATTTGACGTATTAAAGTGACGAGCCAAAGGGAGACGCCACCGATGATGCACTGTCCGTTATGCCAGACCGCCGCGCATGCCAAAAGCAGCCGCTATATTTCCAAAGAAACAAAAGAGCGCTATCACCAGTGCACCAACATTAATTGCAGTTGTTCGTTCAAAACTCATGAGACATTGGCAATGATTATTGTAACGCCGGGGCAAGTTAACCGCGTGCCAGTTTATTCAGGTAGTGGCGGATATGAGAGCCAGCCATCACTGCTACATTGA